ATCTAAATATGCAAGATGGTGTCCAGAAAAGAAGAGAAGAGAAACTTGGCAGGAATCAGTTGACAGAGTTAAGCAAATGATGCTTGACAAATACGTAGATCCTAATGATGATAATGTTTTGGATGTTAAGGAAGCAATAACTCAAGCATATGAGGATATGAGAAAGAAAAAAATTCTTGGTTCTCAAAGGGCTTTACAGTTTGGAGGCTCACCAGTTTTTAAGCACAACGCAAGAATATATAACTGCATCGCATCCTATACGGACAGGGTAAGATTCTTTCAGGAGTGTATGTATCTATTGCTGTGCGGATGCGGCACTGGTTTTTCTGTGCAGAAACACCACATCGACAAGCTTCCCAAGATAGTCAAATCAAAAGAAGGATATAAGAAATTTGTAATAGAAGATTCAATTGAGGGATGGTCTGATGCCGTTGGTGTTTTGGTATCTAGTTACTTCCGAAAGTGCAACCTTTTTCCAGAATACAATGGGAAGAATATCACTTTTGATTACACAAAAATTAGACCAGCTGGATCATACCTCAAATCTAGCGGAGGGAAAGCTCCCGGACCAGAACCTCTTAAAAAAGCTCTAACAAGCATTAAGAAAGTTCTCGACAATATTATTAAAGAGGGCCGCGATAAAATTAAACCAATTGAAGCATATGATATCGTCATGTTTGGTGCTGACGCCGTAATTAGTGGTGGCGTTAGGCGTAGTGCTACAATTTGTCTTTTCTCTGCTGACGATGAAGAAATGGCAAAGGCTAAAACTGGTTCATGGTTTATTGATAACCCACAAAGAGGGCGATCAAATAACTCAGCATTGCTACTACGAAACAAAACATCAAAGAAACAGTTCAATGAATTAATGCAGTCCGTGAAAGAGTTTGGCGAACCCGGATTCGTATGGTCTGACTCTACAGAACTCATTGTAAATCCATGCGTGGAAATTGGCATGTGGCCTGTAGATGAAACCACCGGAGAGAGCGGATGGCAAGCCTGTAATCTGTCTACAATTAACTGCGCTAAAGTTAAAACTGTTGAAGATTTCTACGCAGCTTGTGAGTCTGCCGCTATTATCGGAACGCTTCAGGCTGGATTTGCTGAATTTCCTTATCTTGGCAAAGCTTCTGAGAATATTATCAGTCGCGAGGCTCTACTGGGTGTGTCAATGACAGGAATCATGGAACAGCACGAAATCTGCCTAGACCCGAAGGTTCAGAAGAAGGGTGCAGAAATAGTAAAGAAAACCAATGAAAGAATAGCCAAACTAATTGGCATTAATAAAGCCGCCCGAACTACCTGTGTTAAGCCAGAGGGTACATCCAGTTGTATTCTAGGAACATCTTCTGGTATTCACCCTCATCATGCCAAGAGATACATCCGTAGGGTCCAAGCGAATAAAATGGAACCGATATACCAGTATTTTAAAACAATCAATCCTAGAGCTTGTGAGGAGTCAGTATGGTCTAATAATGACTCAGATGACGTTGTAGCGTTTTGCGTAGAAGTTCCAGACGGTTCTAAGATTAAAAATCAGCTTGGGGCTATAGACTTACTAGAATACGTAAAAAGCACACAACAAAACTGGGTTATGAGTGGAACGAATCCAGAACAGTGTACAAAAAAATGGTTAACACACAACGTTTCTAATACTATTAATGTTAAACCAGAAGAGTGGGATGCTGTTACAAATTTTATTTACGATAATCGTCAGTATTTCTGCGGTGTTTCACTGCTTCCAATAGCTGGCGATAAAGATTACGCACAAGCTCCGTTCACAACCGTGTATTTACCTAGTGAGCAGATACAACATTACGGAGACGCAGCGGTGTTTGTGAGTGGTTTAATTGAAGTTGGGCTATCTCTTTATGAAGATAATTTATGGGCCGCTTGTGACAGCTTACTAGGTGTTGGTCAAAAGATTAAAGGTTCAGAAAAAAAAGAATACCGAGATAGATGCCAAAGATTTGCAGATAGATATATGAACGGAGATCTTAAGCTACTAACCTATTGTATGAAAGACGTTTACAATTGGAAAGACTGGCTCGACATGAACCGTGAATATAAAGAAGTAGATTATACTCAAGTGATTGAAGAGGAAAATAATGTAAAAGCAGAGCAAGAGTGGGCCTGCTCTGGAGGATCTTGCGAAATTCGCTAATGCTAGGAGATAATTAATGATGAACCTTGTAGGATTTAAATACTTAACAGAAACTGCTCATGTACCAACTAAATCAAATAGAACAGATGCTGGATTTGATTTATATGCTGATGAAGACAAATTTATATTCGCAAACAAACGAACAACAATTAAGACTGGAATCAGTCTAGATATGCCAGATAACCTAGCTGGACTTATTTGGCCTCGATCTGGACTTTCAGTAAAGCAAGGTATAGATGTATTAGCTGGCGTTGTAGACGCTGGTTATAGGGGAGAGATCATGGTTTGTCTCTATAACACTTCTGATGAAGATGTAGAAATAAAACGTGGGGATAGAATCGCGCAGATGATATTCCAAGAGGTTCCTGTTATATCTTTACAGTTAAGAGACGAACTTGGTTCCTCACAACGAGGGAGTAACGGCTTTGGCAGCACAGGCAAATAACAACAACAGAAAAAAGCGTCAAGAAAAAAATAAACCTAAGCAAAAACATTTGGAGGCCAAAACTGAAAATCAAAAAATATATATTCGGTCAATTGTAGAAAACGACGTGGTGTTCTGCACTGGCCCTTCTGGAAGTGGTAAATCTTTTATTCCTGCTGGGCTAGCCGCTCAGAAGTTATTAAAAGATGAAATTGACACAGTTATAGTTACTCGCCCTTTAGTTTGTACTGGTAGAGATATCGGATCTTTACCGGGGGAATTGAACGAGAAGATTAAACCATACCTACAACCAATGGAGGAAAATCTAAAATACTTCCTTGGTAGAGATAAGTTTGGTTATTATTATAATCAACGTAGGATTAGGTTTGAGCCACTAGAAACTATGCGTGGCTCTACATTTCATGATTCGTTTATGATTTTAGATGAAGCTCAAAACTGTACTAATGAACAAATAAAAATGTTCATAACAAGAATGGGTAATCATTCTAAAGTAATTATCAATGGCGACAACAAGCAGACAGATATCTATAAATATAGTGGATTAGATTTTTGCTTGGAAAGACTATCGGATGTTTCGGGTGTCGGAATCTGCAAATTAGAGTATCATGACATACAGAGGAATGGAATTATTGGAGCAATCCTATACGCACTGGAGAGTTAATGTTATATGATTACGGATGCCACAATTGTGGTGAGATTCTAGAGGACGTTAAACAATCTATTCACGATGAAGCACTAAAAAAATGCCCATCATGTGGTAAAAATTCTCTGGAACGAGTACCATATGGTGGGCTTGGTGCTTTTGTGAAAGATGCTAAAACCGTTGGCCAAATAGCCGACAAGAATTGGTCTAACATGGGAAGCTACCAAAGATCTGAAATTGAAGCTAAAAATAGAACCAACTCCGCTGATACTACTAAAAAAGCAGAAAGAAAAGCAATCAATAATATGTCAGCTGAACAAAAACAAAGATATATTATGACAGGTAAAAAATGAACGTAACATTATACAACAAAAGGGGCGATATCACAGAAGAAGATAAGGATGTATTTGCTAAGTCCGTTGGTGGGCTTCAAAAAGGAAGTAATTATTACATATTGACTCACAATAGCTATCCATACGATCCATACGGTCCAGATAGCACAAGAGAAAAAACCCTATCATTAAAATTAAGACAAACAAACAAAGAAGCATTTCAGCACTATACTAAGTATTTAAACACTAGAAATTCTTTGTATTTTACTTTAACACTAAGGAATTTTTTAAATGGGTAAGACTAAAAAGGGACCATTGAGCAAAGTTGAATGTTATTATATTGATGGGCATTACAAAGAATTAGAAATTGCACAAGTTGCAGAAGATTTAAATAGAACTATTACATCTATTGAAAACTATATAAAAAAAACGTATGCCAAAAAAAATAACAACGGAATGACAGCTGGAGATCATTTCAATCACCACAAGGGTTCTACTGTGATGACTGAAAATGCTTCTACTTTGTCTGATTTAAAGCGGGGAGTTTCTAAAACCAACAACAAAGAATGTGTAACAAAAATAAAATGAACGGATACTTCGGAAAAGATGCTTTCATAGCTAAATACAAAACGCTCTCAGAAAAAGACAGAAGGAAGGTGTGGATTGTGTTGTTTCCAGAAAGTGGTCAAGAAATATATTTGCAAAACTTTAAAGACTGGCCAGATGCATTAAAATATTTGAGAGAAAAAAAGATTCGTTTGAAGAATCTCGGATTGAAATTTAGAACACACATGATAGAATATGCAGTAGAAGGTTCTGAAGGCGTATATATCAGTCAAACCGCCAAGGGAACTATGGGTGGAAAGACTATAAATTGTTTTAGTTTAGGATTTGTAAAAGATAACATTGTTCATAGAACATTATATACATCTCCTGACTTAACTCCAGATTTGCAGTTAGAAGATAATGTTGAGGACGTTATTCAAGAAGCATTGCTAATTTATGACAAAGAAACCTAAACTATTTAATAAAAAACACCAAAAAGAATGGTCTGAAAAATACAAATACAAGCACATTCATACTGGTGAATATTGCACGTTTGAATCTTATATAGCAGAATATCTTATCTTAAGATGGACCGAAGCATTTAAAATGGATAAGCCCTCTTATAAGTTTTGGACGGCGGGAGATAAATATCACGAAGCATTCATTAGAAATATGAAAGCCGTGAGATCTCTTGCAAAAAAATTTGAAGAAAAAATTATAATTGAAGCCATAAAATCTAAACATTTTGATAAAATATATCACATAGGTCTAAAGTGCTATGGGCCAAGGGGTTGGAAATACAATAAGGTTGCGGTGAAAGCTTTAGAAAGCTACAATAAGGAAGCTAAGAAAGAAAAAATTAAACCAGTTGAAAACAACATTATTGAAGATAAAAAAGAAGTTAAGACAAGAAAAACACAATACACATCAAATAAGAAAAGTATGTTCAACAAACTGAGGAACCTATGAGCAAAGTCAAAAAAAAAGCATTAAATAAATTCAACAGTGACGCTGTAAGCAATTCAATTGTTAGCAAATACGGAGATGTCGTTAGGAGTGGAACCGAAGTACTGAAGGCTATTAACAGTCTTAAAGTTATCGGCGTGTCTCCAGCTCTAGACATTGCCCTTGGGGGCGGTTTAAGGGAGGGAAGTGTTGTAGTAATGACTGGCGATCCAAAGTCCGGTAAGACTACAACCGCCCTTCATTTTGCTTCAAAGTGTCAATCTCTTGGAAAACGTGTTATCTACGTCAACACAGAAGGTAGATTGTCTCGACAAAACTTCGATGGCATTAAAGGTCTACAGTCAGATAACATTTTAATTGTAGAATCTACTGATGACAAAATTTTATCAGCAGAAGACTTTCTTAATATTATCGAGTACTACATAAACAACGATCCCGGATGTTTAATTATTGCGGATTCTTTGTCTAACATGGTTCCATCTTGTGAGCTAGAGGGAGAGGTTAGAACAGGTGTGAGGAACGCACTGCCAAGATTGCTGTCTATGTTTTTTAAGCGTATTAGTGGTACACTTATGAAGAACAAGATTATACTAACATGTATTACTCATAATATTGCCAACACTGGTGGATCTCCATATGCCCCTTCCAAGATGGCTGACTGTGGGAATATGTTGCAGTATCAAGCTGGAACCAACATGGTTATTACGCACCGTGGAAGATGGCAAGTACCAAAAGATAGTGGCCCGCACGTTGGGCAAATAGCAAATTGGGCTATTAAAACATCTTGTGCTGGCGGAACTCCTAATAGCACAGCGGAAAGTTGGATTAGGTACGGAGTTGGAATAGATGAAACACAAGAAGTTGTACAAATTGCTTGTGAGTTTAGATTAATCAAAACTGCTGGAGCTTGGTATACAATTCAGTGCGCATTGGATGATATTCAGAACCCAGTTATTCAAAAGATTCTTAAAGAGAATAACGTTGGAGACAAAGAAGAAGAAGTTGAAAGATTTTTTAAATTCCAAGGCGCTAATAATACTCTTGAGTTTTTAAATGAAAATCCAGATATTTCATTATTCATATACGATAAAATTAAGGAATTATTTTAATGGCTCAGGTAAACATAACTAAAACCGAGGCTTGGAGAATATTAGATGCTCTCCAAGTTTACAAAAAGGATTATGAATTAACAGAATACGTAAAGAAAACCATAAGGAATACCGAAAAGAAATTAAAGAAGATAGTTAATGAATGATAATGAGTTTATGTCTAACGTTGTTATAGTTATATTGACTTGTGTATTTCTATACTACTTCTTCAATCCTCCACCTAGAGATAAAAACAGAAAAAAAACTTACTGGAGTTATCGTGACCCTAAAACTGGAATAGGATTTGGATTTTGGGATTAGTTACAATATTGAATATATGCGCCGGAATATTACTTGCTAAGTTTATAGAATGGATATTTTATGAAGGTTATAGGCTTAAATGGCAGAGAGTACGTATGGAATTTAAACGGATATTCTGTTGCCGCCAACGACAAGCGAAAGAGATCAAAGTACCACGTTCGCGCAAGAGAAGTCTTGAAGACCCTCTTTCATAGCTACAGAATACTTGAAGAAGTTAAGCTACCGGGAAGCACACCAAGACACAGAAAAGGCGTTCTGTATTTAGATTTTTATATTCCACAGATAATGTTAGCCGTTGAAGTTCACGGTCAGCAACACTATGAATACACACCATTTTTCCACAAAACAAAAGCAGATTTTGTGTTGGCAAAAGCCAAGGATGAAGATAAAATAGAGTGGTGCAAGTTGAACAAGATTGACCTAATCGAATTGAAGTATTCCGACACAGACGAGCAATGGAGAGAACAAATTGAAAACAGCTAAAGAAACCGTTGAAAATTTTCTTGACAAGCTAGATCAATTCACTAATGAAACAAACACAAAGTTTGCTACATTTCATGAAGAATTTCTATTAGCCGCAGATATGGAAATGGAACAAGTTAAAAAGCTAAACCAAGAAGAGCTTTTTGATTATGCTTATGCATTATATGGATACGCATCCTACATTCAAGATCAAATTAATAGACAAAAAGTTGTTTTTAATCTTTGTAATGATCAGTTGCAAAAAATGGTTGCTAAATATCATGAAAAATTTAGTCCATATACCAAGCATGAAATGAGAATGCAAATGATAGTTGTTGAAAATGAATACGCCACATCTATAGACAACTATAAACAGGTAGCAGAAGCTAGAGTTCAAGAACTTGAAGGCAAAGTGTATGAACTCAAAAGAAAAGGCGATATACTAATGGAGAAAGGTAAAAGATTATGAGTATGAAAGATTTTGTTGACACTTTAAACGAAGAACAAAAAGCGGCTTTAATAAAAGCTCTGGGTATAAATGATAGCAAAAATGTAAAACAAGAACCAGTACCTGAAGAAGTTCCAGAACTACCAAATGATTTTACAATGAAGCGTAGTAAAATTAATACCATGAAGCAAAACGGCAGGAGAGAGCGTGTCCAAGCGACAAAAAATGAATGGGTTGACAATGGAAAAGAACACTCAGAAATTAAAACGCCTACCACCGCAAGAACGCCACGAAGTCGAAAACCCCCAAGTAAGAAGGATGTAGTCTGCCACGTCTGTGGCAAGAGTCAAAAGGTAAATTCTAGCCTTGTTTACGGTGAGTATTACAGATGCGATAGGTGTACTGGTTAATGTCTGAAAATTTAAACGATATTGGAGCAGAAAGAGCGGTTCTTGCTGGATTGATGCAGCATGGAATCGATTGCTACGTTATGATATCCGATATTATTAATGAAGATACTTTTGTTAATCCAAACAATCAAATTCTTTACAAGTGTCTTCGGTTAATAATTGAAAACGGAAACAGTGTAGACATACCATCTATATTGTCTGCTGCTAAATCTTTAAAAGTTATTGATGTCATTAATACGAAACAAGAACTATCATACATTAAAAATCTAGAAAGCTTTATTGTAAATAAAGATAACATCTTGGGCTTTGCTGTTCAAATAAAGAAATTTGAGTTTGCTAGAAAAATAAAAAATTTAACATTAAAAATACACCACGATGTTGACAAGGTTACAGGAAATGAAAGCATAGATGAAATTGTAGGAATATTAGAAAATCCAGTAACGGATTTTTTAAGAGAGGACGATGGTGGAGAAAATCCAGAAAAAATAGGAGAAGGAGTAGATGATTATGTCACATTCCTGTCGGAAAATAAATGCGATATCATTGGTATACCAACGGGATTCTCTAGATATGACGAAGCCATTGGCGGTGGTCTTAGACGAAAATGCGTTGACCTTGTATCTGCGAGACCAAAGGTTGGTAAATCAGTATTCGCTGATAATGTTGCCCTTAATGTATCTTCATTAGGTATACCAGTTCTTGTGCTAGACACCGAAATGTCTAAAGAAGATCATCTAAATAGATTAATTGCTAATATTAGCGGAACACCAATTAATGAAGTTGCCACAGGGAAATTTGTAGACGATGCAGACAAAGAAAGAAAAGTAAGAGAAGCTGTATCCAAATTAGAATCTATACCGTATAGTTATGTTAGCGTGGCTGGAAAGCCATTTGATCAAATACTAAACATAATTAAGCGCTGGATAGTACAAGAAGTAAAGACAGATGAATCAGGACAAACAAATGAATGCTTAATAATATACGATTATTTAAAGTTAATGTCATCATCTTCTATTACTAATAATATTCAAGAGTATCAAGCGTTAGGATTTCAAATTACCTCTCTGCATAATTTATGTGTTAAGCTAGACATACCCTGTCTATCGTTTGTGCAGCTAAACAGGGATGGAATTACAAAAGAAAGTACAGACGCGGTGAGTGGTTCAGATCGATTGATATGGTTATGTACTTCATTCAGCATATTTAAAGCTAAATCTCCAGAAGAATTAGCAGAGGATGGTCCTAATGCTGGCAATAGAAAATTAGTTCCAATTGTTTCTAGGCATGGCGCTGGAATGGATGATGGAGATTATATAAATATGCAGATGGTTGGATCTCATGCAAAATTAATAGAATTAAAAACTAGAAATGAATTTAAGAATCAACCCGTTGGGGATACCGGATTAGTTAATTCAGACGGAATGGAAACAATAAAAAATGAACTTGAAGAAACTGAAAAAGAAACTTAATACAGAAGCTGAAATTGTTTTTAAAAAGCTTGACATGAAGTATGAAGTATTTAATAATAATATTTACTCAACATGTCCGATACACGAAGGAAGTGACAACCCAAGAGCCTTTTCTTTTTCTTTGGACAAATTTATATGGAAATGTTGGACGAGAGACTGTCAGTATGAGTACCAAAACGACATATTTGGCATAATACACGGAGCTTTATCTGCTAAAGAAGGGAAAAATCTAGAATTTAAAGATGTTCTGAAATGGATTGCGTCTGAATTCAACATATCAAACTACTCTTCGTACTCTTCGTCAATAGACTCAGAAGATGAAGACGATTTTGCCATCTTAATAAAGCAGTTTAAAACAAAGAATAAGCAAATAAAAGACGTAGAAATACCAAATAACTATAATATTAATATACCATCAGAATACTTTAACAGCAGGGGTTTCAATAAATCTACTCTTAAATATTTTTCAGTGGGAGATTGTGAAGAAAACGGTATAATGAAAGAAAGAGCTATCATACCGATACATGACAGTGAAGGCAAAAAACTTGTTGGCCTAATAGGAAGATCTACCAAGCATTACAGATCTCCTAAATTTTTATTTTATCCAACAGGTTTTAATAAAAGTAATTACTTTTATAACTACCATAGAGCTATTAAAAAAGCGCAAGATAAGTCATGTATTTTTATAACAGAAGGTCAGGGAGATGTTTGGAAACTATATGAGTCCGGGGTGAAAAACGCTGTCAGTGTCTTTGGTAAAAGCATATCTGAAGCGCAAATAAGTAAGCTAATGAAAACAAGTGTGACCAAAATAGTAGTTTTAATGGATAACGATCAAGCCGGAAGAGAAGCCGCAATGGAGATATACAGAAAATTAAACAGAAGTCATAAACTAATATTCCCAAGATTGTCAAGTAAAGACATTGGTGATATGTCAACATCGAAAATTAAAAAAATGATACTAAGTAACTTAAAAGGGCTATACTAATGAAAATAATTGGAATATCTGGAAGAAAGCAGTCTGGAAAAAACACCGTTGCTAATATTATGGGTGGGAAAATTTTAAAAGAAAATCTTCTTATTGAAGATTTTGATATCAATAATAAGGGAGATCTTCATGTCAAAACAGAAGATTCTAATGGTAAGTCTGGATGGGGAGTATTAGATCTAACACGAAAAGACGAAGAATATGTTTATTATGCAGAGCCTAATATTTGGCCCTTAGTAAAGATTTATCACTTTGCAGATTATCTTAAATCAATTTGTGTCGATTTATTTAATCTTACACCTGAGCAAGTTTACGGAACGGATGATCAAAAAAATACAGAAACTCCATATGGAATGAGTGCTAGAGATTTTTTACAATACTTTGGAACCGATGTCATGAGAGGCATAAAAGATACAGTGTGGGTTGATTACACAATATCACAAATATTAAAAGATGAATCAGAAATATCATTAATTCCAGATGTTAGATTTCCCAACGAGGTAGATGCCATACATAATGCTGGTGGCTTGGTGATTAGACTAAATAGAAACACCAAGGGTAGCACACATGTTTGCGAATCTTCTCTTGATTACGAAAACTATAATTGGGATAATTTTGATATCATAATAGATAATTCTGACTATTCTATAAAAGAATTAATGTCAGAAATTTATAACCTTAGCCCACTTTGGAGATCTTAACAAATGCTTATTACTTATGTTAGATCTTCTAGTTATAATAACTATGCCTATTGCCAAATGCAATATTTCATTACTTATGTTTTAGGTCATCAATCTGATAGTGGAAAAAAAGCAGACATGGGAACTATGGTCCATAAGGTCATGGAAGTATTAGCTGGGCTAAAGAAGTACGAACAGGATAAACCGAAAGTAAAATTTTTAAAAGTAGATGACGACGCTATCGGAAAATTTAAGTGTAAAAAAACAGAACTACATACAGACGAGCTTGTAAATACACTTGTTGATCTCAGTATAGATTCTTATGAGAAAAAATCTGTTCATCAATTTTCTCAAAGCGATAGATCAGAAATAAATAAAACAGCTTGGTGCTTTCTTAATCATGGGGACGGACAGTTTGACCCAAGAAAAAGAAACATACATTTTCCAGAACCCCACTTTGATATACCGATTGAAGAAGATTGGGCTAGGTTTAAATATACTTTACCTAATGGTCAAGAAATAGAAGGGCAGCTAGCAATAAAGGGTACAATTGATCTTGTAACAAAAATTAACGATAACACGATAGAAGTAATAGACTGGAAGACAGGACGAAGAATGGATTGGGCTACTGGAGAAATTAAAGATTATAGTAAATTAGAAAAAGACCCTCAATTATTGCTATATTATTATGCTATTTCTAAGCTATATCCAGAATTCCCCAATAGAATTATGAGCATATTTTTCTACAAAGATAAGGACGGAAATCCAGACCCATCTCCGTTTAGTCTTTGTTTCTCAAAGGAAGATGAAAATAAATTTTTGAAAATGCTCAAAAATAGATTTCAAGAAATACAAGAAAATAACACACCAAAGCCCCTTTCCTACGATAGAAGTCACTGGAAATGCACAAAATTGTGTCATTTTTGTAAAAACAATTGGCCAGAGACAGAACAAAATATGTGTATCTATATAGAGAACCACCTAAAAGAATATGGAATGAAAAAAACTCTAGAAGATTGTACTAGAGAAGGATTTGATATAGGATTCTATGAGGCTCCCGGCTGATGAAGAAAATATTAACAGTTGGGATGGCCACATATGATGATTACGATGGTGTATTCTTTACAATACAGTCACTTAGAATGTATCACGAAATATGCAATTCTGATGCTGTTGAATACATAGTTCTTGATACAAACCCAAGCGGAGAACACGGTAAAGAAGTTAAAAAACTAGTAGAAACCGGGATGAATGGAAGAGGAAAATATATAGCAAAAAATAATGGTAATATCAGCTCTTTTAATAAGTACGAAATTGTTGATTATGCTATGGGTAAATACGTATTAATACTCGACTGTCACGTACTACTTCAAAAAGATGCAATAGACAATTTATTAGATTATTATTTAGAAAATAAAAACTGTAAAGACTTAATACAGGGACCATTATTATACGACGATTTAATAAATGTTTCTACTCATTTTAAAGAAGTTTGGCGCGGTGATATGTATGGCGTTTGGGATACCAACAAGGAAGCGTATGATAAAAAAGAACCTTTCGAAATACCAATGAATGGAATGGGGCTTTGCTCTTTTGAAAGAAAAAACTGGCCCGGTATATCAAGACACTTCAAAGGTTTTGGGGGAGAAGAAGGATACATAGCTGAAAAATTTAGATTTAATGGTGGTAAGAACATATGCTTACCAACACTTAAATGGAACCACAGATTTGGAAGACCTAACGGTGTTAAATATAGATTGGTTTTAGAAGACAGAATATGGAATTATTTTGTAGGATGGTTAGAAATTTATAAAAACCCAGAACACCACATGATACAAGATACTTACAACCACTTTAAAAAAAGAATACCAATATCAAGTTTAGATAACATTTTAAATAACGCTAGAAAAATAACAGGAGTATAAAATGCCTCTACCCTCAAGAAATACAGACGAAGATCGTAAATCTTTTATTTCGCGTTGCATGAGCGACAAACAGATGAAAAACGAATATAAAGATCAAAGCCAAAGAGCCGCAGTGTGTATAAGCAAAGCTTCGCAGGGGTTAGAAATGGTTGCGCAAGCTGATTTTGAAATGTATATTAAAGAATATGGATATGAAGAAGATCTAACTGAAGATAATTTTTATATTCCTTCTGAGGCAGATTATATTGATTTTGGAGAAGAAGTTGAAGAATATAATGCTGCATCATTGTGGGAAAACATCAGAAAGAAAAAGGAGCGTGAAGGCAAGAACTATAAGCCAGCCAAAAAGGGCGATAAAGACAGACCCGACCCAGAGGCTTGGAAGAAAGCTAAATCAGGAGAAGGCGGAGAGGGTGGAATGTCTAGATCACAGCTAAAGAAAATTGCTACTCAAGCTATGGAGCTATATAACATGATGACAGAAGAAATGGAAATTGAAGCTTGGGTTCAAGACAATATTTCTAAAGCTGAAGCACATGTCGCCTCAGCATATGACTACATGAAATATACAGACGTAAGAGAAACTGAAAAAGAAGAATCTTACGCTGTAGAATATCAGGGGAGAAAAGTAAAGCTAAATAAACCATTTAGAACACCAGACGGCCCAAAGAAAATGAGTGTTTACGTTAAGAACGACAAGGGTAACGTAGTTAAAGTAAACTTTGGCGATCCTAATATGGAGATAAAGAGAGATAACCCAAAGAGAAGAAAGAGTTTTAGAGCCAGACATAATTGTGATAATCCGGGTCCAAAATGGAAAGCAAGATACTGGTCTTGCAGGGCTTGGTAATACTTGGAGATATAAAAATGAACTATATTTATGAGATGTCTGAGGCTTTACAGTATGGAAAACCAAAGAAAAATGACCCAAGAAAGACTCCTGCGCCTAAAAAAGATCAAAAAAAAGGATCTAAAAAGAATAAACCGGACAGCGCAAAAGATGATAAAGGAAAAATAACATTTAGTAAAGAAACAGAAGCCAAACTAAAAAAAGCCGTAAAAGACCACAACGAAAAAGGTAAAGGATCTAAAGCAACCCTTGGTATGCTTAAAGCAGTATATCGAAGAGGTGCTGGAGCATTTAGTACTAGCCATGCTCCCAAAATGAGTAGAGATGGTTGGGCTATGGCTAGGGTTCGTGCTTTTTTATATTTGCTTAGAAATGGTAGACCTTCTAATCCTAATTACAAGCAAGATAATGATTTACTTCCAAAAGCACACAAGAAAAGTTCAAAATGAAACTAAAACAAAAATGGGCTGAACACTTAGATAGAAACGATATGACCTACTGGAGTCACTGGTGGTTTGCAGTAGGTCATGGGTATCATTGTATAAGAGCTGGTATTTATCTGTGTATACATGGATTTTTACCATGCTTTTATAGACACGCTGGTAGTAAACTTGTTCACAGATTAGAAAAAGATTTCGTAGAGAGAGAAAATGAGCTTAATAAATAAAGTAGCAGCAATTATAGATAGCAAAGCCGACCTAGATAAAATTTCATATCTAGATAATAAAGTAAATTATGATGATGAGATTTCTATACTAGACATAGAATTACGGTCTATTATTCCACCGCCCCCAAAAAATAGCAGTCTTACCACAAAAAAAGAACTAGAAAATATAGCAAAGGCTACGAAAAATAGAACTAACAAAGAGTTGGATTTAGTTTACTTAGTTGACAATGAGCCTATAGACTTATTTACTAATTCTTTATATAAACGTGGAATGAAATTCCCAAAAGATGTTTTTGACTCATATTACAATATTTTAGAACAGTACGTATACGCACTAAAATTTTATTACAACAGAGCTAGACCAGAAAAGTTGGCTCCATATTTTAATTTAGAAATTGAAGTCATCTATACAGAGACTCATCATACTCCCGCCTACCCAAGTGGTCATACGATGTATTCTGAACTAGCAGCACAAATTTTGTCAGATTTATATCCAGAATTGAGAGAAGAATTTTTTCAGTTGTCTGATTACTGTGGTCTTGCTAGAATATTACAGGGCGTCCACTACCCATCAGACAATAAAGCAGCAAGAATTGCTGTTAATAAGCTGTATCCACTAATCAAGGAAATTGAAAATGAAAAAAGTGAAAACTTTTCCCTTGACATCAAACCCAAGACCTAGTGATAAGGAACCAGTAAAAAGACCGATGCCACCGGCAAAATAACTTCTACCAACAAAGCCAAGTTTCGGGATTCTTGTGCGAGGTAGATGACTGCTCAAAATCCCAAACATACATTGACTAAAGATTTGAACTAAGGACTATTATGAATTGGTTTCCGTTGAAGAATTTTACACATTATAGCTTACTCAAAGGTTTTTCTAAGCCAGCTGAATTAGCTAAAATCTGTGCTGATAAAGAATATCCAGCGTGTGGTATTGCAGATTACAAGTCTATATCTGGATGTGTCTCTTTTTTCCAAGCTTGCAAGAAAGTCGGTGTTAAGCCAATCCTTGGTTGCTCCTTTGATAACAATACAGTCTTTGCTAGAAACAGGGCTGGCTGGCTTGACCTAATAGAGATGGTATCTTCTTTAGATGAAGACGGAAATGTGAATGTAAAATTCTGTCAAGATATTATGTCAAGAGAAAATCTTATATCTATAAGTAAAGATATTCAACCAAGCTACTACGCTGAGTCTAAGCAAGCTGATCTACATAGAGTGTTATTATGTTCAGCGTTAAAGACCACGCTACCTAAAGTACAAAAACAGCTTCGCAAGAACGAACTGAACAAAGAAGTATCACAATACTTTACACACGACAACAAGTGTATACAGCCCGCTGCGGTAACAAAAGAATTGCAACTTATCTATGAAGTGTGTGAAGATTATGACATTCTCAGTCCTCCTATGCTTCCCAAGTTCGATTGTCCAGACGGACTATCTGAAGAAGATTATCTCAAGGTTCTTGCTAGAGAAGGTTGGAAACGCCATCTTATTGACACGGGCAAAGTAAAGAAGCCAGAAGATAAGCAGAAATATCTAGATAGATTTAATTCAGAACTACAAGTCATTAAAGATGCTAATCTATTTGGTTACTTCCTGATTGTTCAGGATATCATCAGGCACGTAGAACATGACATGGGATGCTTGGCTGGTCCGGGTAGAGGCTCTGCGGCTGGATGTTTAATATCATATTTAATTGGAATTACAAAGATTGACCCAGTGGAATACGACTTACTGTTTGAAAGATTTTACAATGCTGGACGAAATACTGATGGTCACGTATCTCTACCAGATATTGACATGGACGTTCCGGGTAAGAGGCGTGATGATGTTATAGATTATCTAAAGAATAAGTATGGTAAAGATCATGTGAGTCAAATGATTACGTTTGGTAGGCTACAGGGCCGAAGCGCAATAAAAGAAGTTCTTCGTATAAATGACGCTTGTTCTTTTGGTGAGATGAATGCTATAACTAAGAGCATACCAAACGAGGCAGATATTTCTGATCAACTTGCAGACATGGAAGACGAAGACAGATCTATTATTCGTTGGTCATTATTGAATCGTACTGACGAATTGAGAGATTTTTGTCACATTCTGGAAAATGGAAAGCTGGAAGGTGATTACGCACAATACTTTCAGCAGGCAATAGAGATTGAAGGAACTTTTAAAACACAGGGTAAACATGCGGCTGGTGTAGTAATCTCGAAAGATCCACTACACAAAGTATGCCCAATGGTTAAGCAGAAAGGATCGCCAGAAAAGATCGCAGGATTGGAAATGTCTGATCTAGAAGCTCTAGGTCATGTAAAATTTGACGTTCTAGGAATTAATCTCCTAGATAAACTAATGAAAATACAGGAGATAAAACATGGCTAATAGAGATTATATTGTGTTCGACTTTGAAACAGGATCTCGTAATCCACATAAAACACAGCCCACACAAATTGCCGCCGTCGCTTTAGATGGACGCAATCTTGCTCTTAAGGGAACATTCAACAGTGAAATTAAACCGATACTAGATGACGATGAAGCTGTCGCCGCTGGCGTTGACCCCATTGAAGACGGAGCATTGAGAGTTACTAATAAAACTAGAGAAGAGCTTGCTAAAGCTCCAGCTTTAAAATCGGTATGGAACAAATTTACAAAATTTGTTGATCAATATAATTGGAAGGGTGAACCATTTTTTGCTCCGATTCCAGTTGGCTACAACATTATTGGTTTTGATATGATTATTATCAATAGGCTTTGCGAAAAATTTGGACAGTGGGATACAAACAGAAGTCAACAAAAGTTATTCAGTAAGGTTTACAAAGTGGATCTAATGGACAACGTTTTCCTTTGGACTGAGGGTGATCCAAGTGTTAAGTCAATTAGTATGGATTCTTTGCGTGAACGCATGGGACTATCTTCAGAAAATGCTCATGACGCATTGCAAGACGTTAAGGATACTGCTAACATATTCATAAAACTATTGAAAACACATAGGGCTGTTTACCAAAACATTGAATTTGAAAAGGCGTTTGCCAATGGAAACCTCTACGTTAAGTAAGATATGTAGTAAGTGTGGACAAAATAAGTCGCTTAAGGAATATAGATTTAGGCAGCGTTCTGAAGATCCGTCACTGCCAAGAAAACCATATTCTCAATGCAAACAATGCGAACATGAACAATCTTATGTTTTAAATGAAATCAAGAAAGAAGCCCCAGAGCAACCAAAATGTTGCGACTGTTGTGGAAAACAAGATGTAAACTTGAGGTTAGATCATTGCCATAATTCTTGGAAATTTAGAGGGTGGCTTTGTCAAAATTGCAATGTTGGTATAAGCAGGCTTGGCGATAACATCGAAGGTTTAACTAAGGCATTGAATTATTTACTTGAAAGAAGATGATGGAATATAACGATAAGAAAACTTGGCAACTGTTTGCAGAAGGCAAAACCAAGGGTGTCTTTCAGCTAGAAAGTAACCTTGGTAAATCATGGTCAAAGAAACTGGCCCCAAGTAATATTGAAGAACTATCTGCATTGATTGCAATCATTAGGCCGGGATGCCTAAAAGCTTATGTCGATGGTAAGTCTATGACACAGCATTTCATTGACCGTAAGCATGGTCGTGAAGAAGTAACATATTTACATGAAGCGTTAGAAGAAATACTAGCTCCAACCTATGGCGTTCTGGTCTATCAAGAGCAGTCTATGCGTATCGCCCAAAAGATCGCTGGCTTTGATCTACAGGAGGCTGATGAGCTTCGTAAGGCCATTGGCAAAAAGAAGGCTGACCTTATGGCAAAGGTTAAGAAAAAGTTTATAGCTGGAGCTAAGAAGACTAAAATTGTAACAAAGGAAGAAGCAGAAGAAATTTTTGGGTGGATTCAGGCTTCGTCTCGCTACGCTTTTAATAAGTCTCATAGTATATCATACGCTGTGTGTTCTTATTGGAGTGCTTATCAGAAGGCTCACAGTCCAGAAGAGTTCTTTCTAGCTTACCTATATTACGCCAACGAGAAGCAAGATCCGCACCAAGAAATATACGAACTAATATCTGAAGCAAAATTATTTGATATTGAAGCTAGAACACCAAGCGTTGCTAATTACAAAGATAAATTTAATTCAAAAAAGGGGAAAATATACTTTGGTATTAAAGATATTAAGTCACTCACGGGTAAAACTGGTGATAATGTCTTGTGTTCAATAAGTGAGTCAGAAAAAGAACTAAATAAAAACATAACCAATTTTACTTGGATTGAAATATTATTATTTTTTGCCCCTAAAATAAATTCTACATCATTTAAAGCTCTTTCTTCTGTAGGTTTCTTTAGAGATTTTAAGGGAGCCATAACAAGAAATAAAGCCTTATATGATTATGAAATATATAGGGTGCTGACTGCGGCTGAAAAAAAATGGTTACTCAAAAATTATACTGATAAAAAGTGGAATAATTTACTAGATGCTTTAAAAGATTTATCTCCAACAAAAAAAGAGGGAGGTGGAACAAGCAAGCAAGAAAGAAAACAAATTATAGAAAATGAAATAAATTTACTTAATAATCCGCCTTACAGTTTAGATGACGAACCAAGCTGGTTGATAGATCAGGAAGTAAAGTTTTTGGGGTGTCCAGTAACATTATCCAAGATAGATATATCAGATACTTCAGCAGCTAATACCACATGTAAAGAAATTGTAAATGGAAAAAATGGTAATAATTTATGTGTCGTTGCAAATATTCAAAGAGTTTCAGATTATAAAATAACAAAAGGGGACTCAAAGGGGCAAATTATGTCTTTTCTTACAATAGAAGATGACACTTGCATATTAGATAGCGTTATAGCATTTCCAAAAGTTAAGAAGAAATATAAATATATTATGTACGAGGGCAACAACCTAGTGCTGTGCGGGTCTGTTGCCAAAAACGACTCCTCTTTTATTGTTGAAAAAATTTATGAAATTTGAATTGTTTTTTTTGAAAGTACAAGCTAATATACTAAGATAGGAGAAATTATGAACAACTGTTGTTTTACTGGATATCTGTCAGATAATCCTTATACTGACTACGAAGGAAATACCCTTAAATCAGAATTTGTTATAGTGGTTTATTCATACAGAAAAAATAAATCTACTGGTGAGAAGATAAGGATGCCAACATATGTACAATGTGAAGCTTGGCATACCGGAGCGGAAACGATTGAGAGATTTGCTAAAAAAGGAACTAAAATCACGATTAACGCATCTGCAAAAAATGCATCCAAGGACGATGACTGTGTGATTTTCAGGGTTAATGAGTTTGATATTTGTAATCAAGAAAATTTTGAGGAATAATTAATGAGGAAAAAAAGAATTTTATTTTGCAGTGAAGCAACCTTTCTAAAAACAGGATATGCAACATATACGAAAGAAATTTTAAACTATCTTTATGGTACTGGAAAATATCTTCTTGCAGAGCTAGGAGCATACGCGTCACCTCAAGATGATAGGAGTGATATAATTCCGTGGGATTTTTATCCCGGAGCTTTGTCTAATACAGATTCTGAAGAGAAACGCAGAGTGTATAATTCATGTGCAGAAAATCAATTTGGCGCTTATGCATTTCACGACGTATGCCTAGATTTTAAACCAGACATAGTTTGTGATATCAGAGATTTCTGGATGATGGAATTTGAATCAAGATCTCCATATAGAGATTTTTATAAATGGTGTATAATGCCAACTGTTGACGCAGAACCACAAGCACAGAACTGGGTTTCTACATATCAATCAGCTGACGCCTGCTTAACGTATTCAGACTGGGCTGGAGATTTACTCCAAAAACAAACTGGTAATAAGATTAATCATATAGGTTCAGCGCCCCCCTCAGCGCATAAATCTTATTCTTCTACTCTTAACCAAGAAGAGTCGAGAAAACAAATGGGTCTACCAGTGGATAAAAAAATTATTGGAACAATAATGAGAAACCAAAGAAGAAAGCTATATCCAGATTTATTTGCAGCATTTAGAATATTGCTAGACAAAGTTCAAGACCCAGAAAACTATATCTTGTATTGTCATACCACCTATCCAGATATGGGTTGGGATATACCAGATTTATTACATCAATATAAACTTTATGATTATGTTTATTTCACATATCGCTGTAAGAACACGGGTAAGTGTTTTACTAGAAAATTTTCAGGGGCTGTTACTTCTTCTCCTCACTCTCAGGGGGCAAACGGTTGCTTTCCCTCAGTTCAAAATGCACCTACCTGTGAAGAATTGTCAGTAGTAATTAATTGTTTTGACTTATATATTCAATATGCTAATTCTGAAGGATTTGGCTTACCTCAAGTAGAAGCTGCTGCTGGCGGTGTACCGATAGCTTCAATTAACTATTCAGCCATGAAAACAGTATTAGAAAAATTGGAAGGAATACCCCTAGAGCCTCTGGCATTCTATAAAGAAATGGAAACTGGATGCATGAGAGCCGTACCTAACAATGAAGACACAGCAAATAAAATAATAGAATTTTTTGAAAAACCTTTTTTTGAAAGAAAAAAAATTGGATTTGAAACAAAGCAAAATTTTTTAAAAAACTTTCAGTGGGATATTAGTGGGAGTCAGTGGGAAAAATATTTTGACAGTGTAGACATTAGACCAGACGAAGAGACGTGGTTTTCTAAGCCAGACATTAAAAATATACCCAGACCACCATCACAAGAAGACTTAGAAAATTTAAGAGATGAATACTTAATGTCAAAAATTTTGATACTAAACGTATTGCAAAAACCAAATCTTATCAATTCAGATTTGATGTTTAGACTTCAAAAAGATTTAAGCTGCGGATTTATTACAGAAGCTTCTGCTGGCGGTGGTTATTATAGTAATGACTCTTCTTTTCTAGACAATGGATTGAGAAGTAAAAGAATTGAATTTAATTTTATGAAAGCTTATGAGTTAATGGCGAACCAGAGACATATTATTAATGAATTGGAAAAAAAGAGAATGGAGAAGTTTAACCTAAAATGAAAGTACTATACCTTGGTCACTACAGAGAGGGAAGCGGCTGGTCCCAAACCGCCATAAACCATATACTAGCTTTAGACTGTGTGGGTGTTGATGTTGCTTGCAGGAACGTAGCTTTAACTGGCTCTAATAAAGGTGTTCCCGAAAGAATTTCAGAATTAGAATCAAAAAATATTAATGAATGCGACTACTGCATACAACATGTTTTACCTCACCACCTTATTGGTACTAATCAATTTAAAAAAAATGTAGCATATGTTGAATTAGAATCAATGTTTACAAGAAAAAATATATGGCACAGATACATGGATGTAATGGATGAGGTTTGGGTTCCCAACGATGATCAAAATGAAAATACAAAAAAGTTTACTTCTTCTAAAGTAAAAACTATTCCTCATACTTCAAATTTTAATCATTTAGAATCTATTTTTAATAATGAATCATCAGATGAAAAATTTATTTTTTACTCAATTGCTGACATTAATTCAAGAAAAAATATAGAATCAATAATTAGGTGTTATTATCACACCTTCAACGCAAGACACAATGTTTGTTTACTTTTGAAAATTAAAAAATTTGGATTTAATCCAGAACAAATACAAAATTACATTAGTGAAATGTCTAGAAATATAATGAATAACATGAGGATGCAACCTGAAGATCAATATCCACAAGTAGTAATTAATTCAGAAGAATGTTCAGAAAAAGAAATTTATGAAATACATAATAATTCAGATTGTTTTGTGGGGATTTCTAGGGGTGAAGCTTGGTCTTTACCGGCTTTTGATGCAATGGCTCTCGGCAACACACCAATATGTTCTAACGAGGGTGGTCCTAAAATGTTTATAGATCCCAATAATAAAAATACAGGAACACTAATAGAGGGTTCGTATTCAATATGTAATCATATAGATCCCGCCTTTTTGCATATATTTACTGGAAAAGAATTTTGGTTTAGCCCAAGCGAATTTAAAACCTGTCAAGCTATGAGCTACTATTACGAAAATCGAAAAAAAAATAAAAGCAATGAAGGATTAATTCAGTCTAAAAAATTTAGATATGAAGTAATAGGAGAAAAAATGAAAGAAGTGTTAAATGAGCGAAATTAAAAAAATACTAAATTCTTTTAATAAAGATAAATTAAATATACTATCATTTATATCCAGCTTAAAATTTATAGAAAGTATAAGTGAAACTGGACATAATTTCTTTTTGATAAATAATAAAAACAATTTAGAACAACATGACATAAATACACTACGCAACATTTACATAATAAATCAAGTCGGAGTAAGTTATGACTGGGATTTAATCTTAATATCATCAAGATTATCAAATGAGATTGAAATCGCACTAAATAACTTAAACCATTTAGGTCTTAATGCAATCATTTATGAAGAAAATAATATAAGAAAATATTTTCCACAAATTCCACCTAATCAAGAAATACCAAGAAGATTTATGAAAAGCATTAATCAAACTCAAGAATATATACATGTTTTTGAAAATGAAAAAATAAGAGACAGCTGGCCTGAATTTAAATCTAGTTATATAATTAGTAAAAATAATAATACAAAATTATGGAATGATATTTTTTACCAAGCTAGGGGTGTATCGAAATGAAACTCAATATAAATTCACAAGAAGTATCAAATATAGTAGGGTATGCAAATGTTAATTTAACAGATAAAGTATCTTTATCATCCATAAATGATATAATGGACTTTTCCTGTGAAGAAATTATAATTGATAAATCTATTAATGTTATTAAGCATTCTGAAGCTATTGATTTACTATTATCAGTTTTACCGAAGTTGTCTATTGGAGCAAAAATACATATTACACAAGTAGACGTTGAGATGCTGTTCTTAACTTGGAATTTAGAACAAATCAATGATGTTTTACCTGTGCTAAATAGCTATATAAAATTAAGCACAATTGATCAAATAATGGAACAAAATAGTATTGAAATTATTTCTAAAGAAATGTCTCAAGGATTAATTAATATCATTGGAAAAAAAATTGATAATGAAACGAACTAATAATTCAACAATAAAACAAAGCAAGAAAACATACAAAAGGGTTAAGAAATATAGTGATTTTGTTACCATAATCTTGCTACATGATCAACCAGTAAGCAAAAAAAGATTTCCCTTGTTGACTGAGAAAAGAGGGCTTTGTAGTTCTTCTTTATTAGAATGTCAGATACAAGCAATACATAGAAAGTTTTCTAATTATGAAATAATTTTATGCACAGGATTAGTTTCTGGTGAAATCAATTCACATATAAAACACAAATACAAAAAATTTAATATTAGAATAATAGAGAATAAGGACTTTGAAAATTGTAATTCATGCGAAAGCGCTAGGCTTTGCTTGCAAAATACAAACAATAATAAAATATTTATTATCAATGGAAAAATTTTTTTTGATTACAAAATATTTAACAATCTTAATTTAAGCGAAACATTTGCTATATCTTGTTCTAATAATAAAGAAGGAAATCTAGATGTTGGATTAAATGTGGACAGCGATAAAAACATACAATATTTCTGTTACGGAGCAAAAAAGCACTGGTCTGAAATATTGTTTTTAAGCAATACTAAAATAATTAAAGATCTTGAGGGTATACTTGTTAATACAATATTCAAGAAGAAATTTTTGTTTGAAGCAATAAATGAAATAATACCAAAAAACAAAATAGCTATAAACAAATCTAATTCTGGGAAAGCTATAAAAATTCAAAACATTAAAAATTTAGATTACATAGGGAGAAAAGTATGAAAATATTGATTGACAATTTTTCCGCACTCTACCAAGATAACTTATGCGAAAAAATGCATGAATATTTTAAGTCAAAAAATAAAAATTCATATCTAATGCACACTAAAAGTAATAAATTGCCTTTTCATATGAATAAAATACAACCAGATTGGTATATCACTTCAAGTATCATGTTAAAAGATGAAATGTTTTGGAATTACGTAGAAAATGACTCAAGGGATATGCTGTATATAGTAATGCTGCATGAAACATGCCCATCCTCTACAATGAATGAAATTGAAGATAATTTTAAAAAAAACAAAAAGAGATATAAAATTGTTGGAAACAATAACTTTGGAAGTGGATACGCAATTAAATATGAAGAAAATTTTATAAACTTTCCATCATTCCAGACTGACTTGCTAATCACAACAGAAGAAATTAAGTGGAAAAAAGAATTTGATTTTTTACTTATAGGAGAACACAATAGAGTAGATGTTGAAGATTTAGGAGAATTAAGAGAAAATTTTTCATTTCATACGCAAATATTGGGTTCTACTTCTTGTGCAGAATATGTAGGCCCACTTTCTTTGGATGCAAATGTGCTGTGTAATTACAAAAGTTTTGTATTTTATTCGAACGAAAGAAGAGGTTTAGGGAAAACATTTTATGACATATGCGCTTTAAGAAAACCCGTCTACATACTTTATGGTTCAACACCAAAAAACACCAAGAAAAGCTTAGGTATGGAAATTGATATATCATTTGACAATATAGGAAAAGATAATATTAATTTTAAAGATTTTCATGACCACATAGCAAAAGAATTTTCAGTAGAAAATCAAATGAATAAATTATTTACACATTTACCAAAACCAAAAAAATCACAATGAATAATATAGAATTACACGCACACCTTTGGTACAAAGAAGAATCAAAACAGGTTCTTGATAAAGTATCTAAAAAATTTAAAGACAGAATTAATCTATCTTTAATAGAGGGGTGTGAACACAACGAAGATATATTGAACTATGCTAGGGGTAAATTTAGTGAAGTAAAAACAGTTTTTGTAGAAAACTTGGGAAATGATCAAGTAGGATTTATTGAATCTTATAAAAACAATTCAGAGAATAAAGATTGGGTTTTTTATTTTCACGACAAAAAAGATGTCCAATGGACTAATTATCTTATTGATCCACTGATTGGTCAGGATAATTTAACTATGGTTGAAGACTTACTACAAAATACGAAAATTGGGATTATAGGTTCTTTAAAAAAAATGGAACATCTAAAAGAAGAAAAAGAACTAGCATCTTTATCAAAAATAGTTTCGTTCAAAAAAAGAAAGAAGATCGTAAAAAGTACTCACACCATAGTATGGTTGCGTCATTTACAAGATATACTTGCATCAGAATTTAATTATAAAAGTGAAAACATAAATTTAGATTTCTTTGCTGGAACTATGTTTATGGCAAGAAAAAACATTATCAAGTTAGCGCACTCATGTGTTCACGACAGTTATTTTGAAAGACATTATTCAATGGATGGAAAGGTAGAACACGCAATGGAACGATTTTACACATACGTAGCTGACTGTCTACGGTTAGAAACGAGAGCAATATAATGAATAAAACTTTAGGAATGTTAATAAATTCTTCAGGTAACGAAGAGCATGATTTAGTATCACATGTTTTTAAAATGATAAAACATAAAAAAATAAATTTGTGTATTTTTTCTAAAAATGTATACAATTTTAGCACCTTCGACTCATGCGTTATGTCAGCTGGAACTTTACAAAGCTTTAATGGTGATCTGATAACCTTTTGTACAGAAGATACCATTTTTGCACTTGAAAACAAGAGAGCCTACAATATAAAACACATTGTTAGCACTTCTAGTATTAGAGATATATTTAAGCTGTTTAGTTATAATTCGGAAAATATAGAATATTTATCTGTTGGACAAAATCTATTTGAAAATTATCATAAATGTTTAATGCTGGAAAAAATGAGAACAGTGGAAGAGTATATAAATGAATAAAGATGATAAAATAGTATCAATGTACTGCGATCAGAAAATGAGCACGTACCAAATTGCTCAGGCGCTTGAAACGTATCCGAATAAAATAAGAAGAATATTAATTAAGAATAATGTTCAACTTAACACAAAGAGTGAGGCTCAAAAAAATGCATTAGCTCAAGGAAAGTCAAGGATACCAACACAGGGAAAAAAGAGAACACAGAAAGAAAGACTGAAAATAAGCAACACTTTAAAAAATAGGTGGGCCAACATTGATCCAGAAGAATATGAAAAAATTGTAAAAAAATCAAAAGAACGATGGAGCAGCATGACCGAAGAAGAGAAGCAAAAAATAAATAAATTAGCAATACAAGCAATACAAAAAGCTGGAAAAGAAGGATCTAAATTAGAAAAGTTTATTAAAGATGAATTATCTAAAGGTGGATTTAAAGTAGAAATACATAAAAAAAATCTACTCCCAAATGAGAACTTGGAAATTGATTTATACGTACCATCAGTAAAAACAGTTATAGAAATAGATGGACCCTCTCATTTTTTTCCAATATGGGGAGAGGTAAAACTTCAAAAGCAAATAAAGTCAGATCAGAACAAAACAGGGTTGATTTTAAGCAAGGGTTTCGCTATAATAAGAGTGAAGCACGTATCTGACTCAATATGTTTGATTGATCAACATAAATTGAAGGACAAATTGATTGATATACTTCACACATTTGAGGGTAAATTCCCATCAAAATCTAAGCGTTATATTGAAATTGAAACCTGAGAGGTAAAAAATGCAAGAAGATAATTTATTTGAAGACATGGAAGAATTGCAAACGCCGTCAAACACAAGCACTTCAGTAAAGGATGTAATTATGGATGGTGCTCCAGATATGCTATCCTCAGAGTGGCACGATTACGCTATGAGCCTTTTTGAAGAAGATGAGCTTATGAATGGCCACCCTTTAGTAACGGGCCTTAGAAGGGTATCTGAGCTTGTTCTGGGGCAAATTATGTACAGTGGCCCAACCCAAGTATTTCCAGTTACCAGAGATGACCACCACGGCAGAGCAACTGTGGTATTTACTGTCAGGTTTGCCAACGGATCTGAATATTCTGAGGTTGCTGACGCTTGGGAGGGCAATACTGACGATATGTTCTGTGCCTACGCCGTTGCAATTGCCAGTACTAGGGCAGAGGCTAGAGCGTTACGTAAAGCCTTAAAGATCAAGGGTGTGGCAGCAGAAGAATTAACTAAGAAAGATACTGCCAAGATTGTCCGTGATATCTCCAAGCAAACAAATAGTACTAGCGGAGATTATGATGATCAGGGTAGAATGAGTGATGCTCAGTCTAATTTTATAGATATTAAGTGTAAGCAGCTAAATGTAGATGGTGGAAAGTTATTTAAGGAAGTTTTTAATGTAGATCAGAACCGCAAGGTTTCTAAAAAGGTCGCCAGCGATATCATTGATCGTCTTAATGAGTATCAACGTGACAAGGGTTCAATCCCAGAAAGTATTATTGGCTATAACGAAGAGTGGAGATCGTAATGAAATTAAATTATACTACAAAGAATGGTAGATTAAGCGTTAGTATTGAAGCAGAATCTCAGAGAGAACTGTTCTCAGAGCTAAACAAGTTCCAAGAAGTCTTTGAAAATGACGTATGTGGAAAATGTAAGGGTGAGGATATTCAGTATGTTGTAAGAACTGTAGATGACAATCAGTATTATGAATTAAAGTGTAAATCCTGTGGGGCAAAGCTAGCGTTTGGTTCGCACAAGAAGGGTGGCGGTCTATTTCCAAAGCGCAAGGATGGTGACACTTGGTTGCCTGATGGCGGTTGGATGAAGTGGAACGCGAAGTCAAAGCAGATGGAATAACATAGCGCATAAAAGCTAAGTTTCTGGTCTTAAGCAAGCGTTATGGCGAAACAAGCCAGAATCTATCAACAACAAAATCTAAGTTAACTAGTTCTTAAGAGAGTTGATAGAACATACAAAACTAGATGGGGCGCTAATGCGCCCCTTTTTATTAGATATAGTCTACTGTAAAATACAGTGCGTAATTTCTTTTTTCTCCAATTGTTGTCGGAGATGAGCTTAATGCTAAATACCAATCGTGTCTAAGAAATGATCCAGAGTCTGCATCATTGTAATCCTCAGCTGAAAGACCAAGGCCAGCAGGACTATCTGTTGAGGTATTTACAATATAATTTGTATATGAAGAATTACCAAAATCTGTAGTATTAGCATTTAATCCACTTGGACCCGGAGATTGAGTAAGGTTCATAGCAGATGGCGCACCACCTACTGTTGGGTCAAAAACGGTCCATGTGTTTTCGTTTTTTGCCCTGTGCGATAAATTTGCTGCTGTTCCAGTGTAAGGCTTACGTACCTCAAAAACATATGTAATAACATCTTGTGCGTGATTGTTAATACTGGTTCTGTCATAAATAATTATTTTGGGCTGTGAAGCTCTTACCGCCTGAGTGTGGGTAAATCTTATGTTCAAAGTAGCTTCGTTATTATTTAATTCACTCAAGTTTTTAGCAGTGCCAACGCCGTTTACTTTTACTTTAGAATCAGGAGAATCTTCTGAAAAGGGGTATTGACAGTTATTTAGCTGTAGAGGACTACCACCTCCCGGACTTGCTCCGGTGGAGTCAGTGACAAAAGTACTGCCCTGAGTTTCATCAACGGGGACGGGGTATCCAAAGCCTGTAGCAGCGAAAAAACCCAAGCCACTTCCACTTGTATGATCCAAAAGGTCTTGAACCTCGTCTGCTCCGTCAAACCTGTTTCCATAAAATCTAATTTCAGCCATTTTAAGCCTCCCAAAAAATAAGTGATCACGTAGTATTATACACAAAATTACCTGAATTTTACGGTTATATATTGAGCTAAATTACTACCAGATGTAATTTCTGGTATTTCATGCCAACAAAGAGCAACGTCGTTATGTACATAAACAAGAACTTCGTATTGGCCCCCATATAGTTCCAAATCCCTGCTCTGAAAAGCGTTTGGATTCTCACCTATTCCAGTCTTATTACCTTCTACCTGTAGAGTAGTCGAATAATCTCCATAAACCCAATCTTGTCCAGAACCACTTTTCATTGATACTCTAGTGAGAGGAGTTCTAGGTTGTGGGCCAGCATCAATTTTAATTAGTTGGTGTGTTCTGAGTTGTGTAAACTTAATGACTATTCTAACACCATTGCTATCTTCAATACTTGCTTCAAAAGGCAAACTTTCTGGAAGCCAACCTTGTCCCCTTTCTTGATAAGATTTTTTTGTGTTGTCGTTTATTGTGACTTCATTTTCAACAAATTTAATACTTACATTTTTATTCTTTTCACTAGGGATACTGCTTGTAAAATAAAAATTGGCTTTCCTATCACCAGTCCCAACGGAATATATATTTTCCTCTCCAGTCTGAAAATCAGAAGGAGTAGTGTCGTCGTCATAATCTACAAGCGAGACATTGAACTGTGACAACCCTATAACGGTTTGATAATATCTATAACCATACTGAGTAACTAATTTTCCATGTCTGTGTGTAGCCCAAAGCCATTGAGTTGAAGGTCGAAGAACAGTAGATTGAAATATCTCGTTTCCAGCTCCAACTGCATCTCCATCCTGACCAACGCCATAAGCTGGATAAGTTCCTGTAATAGTTTCGTTGTCATCATTTGTGTATGAAATATCTACCGTAGCTCCGTATGTAGGAACTTGATAGCTAACTTCACAAAGGGCGGGAACATTAATCTCGAAATCTTCTGGCTCTTTATCCTTCGCCCAATTTCCGTCCGAATCTTTTTCAGCGTTAGCAAAATTAAGAGCTTTTATCACACTACCCTCATCACTGGCGGGGGAAGGGTTAAAGTGTAAGGAGCACATATATTGAGGTATCCAAGTAGTCAATGCGTCAGGCCACGCATCCCACACTTGAACATGACAGGCGGCAGTGCCAAAACTATCTATGTAGTCCCTGCTAGATCCCCATAATGCAACTCTCCCATTAATTTCTCTGTCGCGACGAGTATCAGTTGCAAAATGCAAAAACGCTCCAATAACAGTTGGTAAAATTCCACCCTGCTGCATACCTCCTCCAAAGTACCTACCTTTCATTCCAATGTTTTGATTAACTTCAGCTGTTAATTGAAAAGAACCTCCTGATCCTTGATTCAGTCTCAATCTAGAAGAAGTAATACCAACAGCATTGGACCCCATGTAGGGATTCTCAAGGCTTTCAGGTCCAACATCACCCCCAAAAACAGTGGGTGCTCCTATTGGCGTGTTAAGAGGTATATACTTGATATAGGCATCGTAAGGTATTAATTGAGTGATGTCGGCGCTATTTGTCAAACCTTGATAATTTAAAGATTGTGGAAGGTTGAAGTTTGTATTAACTCTTGCACTTGCATCATGACCGTCAGTTCCCCTCCTTTCAGCAGCTGGGCTGGTAAATGAATCGGGAAAATTGTCTCTTTTAGTTAACTGTAGTACACTTGTTTCTTTGTTGTTATAAGTAGTAAAAACATTGTTAAGTGTTTTTTGAAATTTTCTAACTTCCAAGTTGGTATCTGGCCCAAATCTATCCTTATGCGATTGCAAGTTTTCGTTCAATTGATTACTTGTGCTGTCAGCAGCTCCTAAAAGTTCACAGCTACATAAAGAAAACTGAACCCGAAATGGATCTGCAACAGAAATTATGCCGCTAGCTGTATATCCCGTGCCTACACCGTTATAGTACTGTTTTCTATTTATTTTTCGTACTGCGTTGTGAGCATCATACGTCCACGGGTAGACTCGCTCTCCCGGCGTATGCATCTTGTTATAGTTACCAACTTTGAGATTAACTCCATCTGGAAACATAGGCCCAAAGAATATAGGAACTTCTTCCTGACCTACCCGCTGTTGAGCAACATTACCCTCTCCGCTGGGATCATCATAAATATTTATTCTACCTATTGTGGGCTCTAAATCTTCTATTTTACTCTGATAATATTCAAAGAGTTCAAAGTTATTAATAAAACTTGAGTCTATGGGTAATTCAGTATCTTCAAAAATATTTAGGCTTTTTATAGTACCAGTTTTCTCATTGTAATATTTTTGAAACAACAGCATAACAAGACCGTGGGGATTGATAGAAGGTCTCCCCTGATCAGAGCCGCCACTGTTGGAGCCATAACGTAATCTAAAATATTCATCACTATTAGCAAAAAATTTAGTAAAGTTCCAACGTCCCGGCTGAGGAGGTCTTTGCTCAACAACGTCTTCTGTAAACTTGCCTCCAATGATATTCTCTCCATCAATTTGATGAATAATGACAATCTCACCATTAGAGTAATTAGTTCTACTTCGGTTAACAACTCTAATTGTCTCTAATTTTGTACTATCTTTACATTTTAAAATATTTGGACCAAAACTTTGTGGATGGCTTGATTCTAAACCCATAGGCATTGCTATTCCGGTTGTAAAGTCGAACATTCCAAAAGCAGCTTCTGATCCATAAAATTGATCTTTACTAACAGCTTCAATGTTTCCAATATCAAATCCAACATTCGTTATGTCAGCTCCGTCAACATCTGATAACAATACAGCTAAAAATGTCTGACCAGCATCCCAGACGTTAAGATTCTTATTCCAACGAAGTTTTAGTGTTCCCGCAACAGTCGCGGCGGTGTCGTCTTCAGATAGTTCATTACTTGTGACATACGTGCCGACCTCCGCATTGTCAGTCGCATCAAGATGAAACTTTTTACCACTAGCTAATCTAGGAACTGATGAAATTAAAGACGATCCTTTAGTTGCCGCTGTTCTGTCGGTTCTATTTGCATTAGGTTGCGGAAAATATATCCGAACATCATGATTCTTACTAGAAGTGCCTACAGCATAACCCTCTAAGCTAGACTGTATTTGAAGTAGTTTTTTTGCCTGAGCGTTTTGATTTTCTAAGTCAAATCCTCGTTGTTCATAAGTTGTCGATTCAACATAATTAATTAAAGTTCCAATATTTACATTTGAAGTATCCCATGTGTTTATAGTATCTGTATGTATATCTCCGGTACTATTAAAATACGTCCAACTGAAACTTTCAACACCTAGATGGTCTCTTATCCAAGCAGCAAATAAACTTTGGTTATCATATATATTAACATCGACATGCGATGTAATCTCTTTAGCTCGTTGTGCTATTGGATTGCTTGTATTTCTTAAAACGTTGTAACAATAGCCATCTATATAACTCATCCCAAATCTGTAAAATTCTGGTACATGAAGATAGTGATTTGTTCTTAAAGATACAAAATAATTTCCTCTCGACATATTTTTATTCCTTATAAAATATTATTTAATTTTTAGGAGGCTCATAGTTTGAAACATCTAAGTCACCCCACTCATCGTTATAGTTGGCAGCATTCATTGGTTTTTGAGGTGGAGCCGAGGTCATACTTTGGTGATGCCCATTGGACACCGGAGTAAATAAATCGGTAACGTTCTCAGTAGCTGTATTCGAATAATTAAAAGCTGCCTGAACGGGATTTTCTGAAATAATTCCATGCATATGGTTTTGAGCTTCAGAAGATTGTAGACTACCACCTTTTCTTTGATCAGCTTGTAAAGCAATACCCGCCATATCGTCTTCATGTTTTGTAGGGTAAGAGTTACTGCTCAGGTTTAATATTGTTCCTCCATCAGATCCTCGTTTTTCAATATCGCCATAATTTCTATCAGAAAAATCTTGAGATGTAATTAAACTCTTTAATCCGTTAACAGCAGATGAAAAACTAGCATTCGTTTGGCCCTTAGCCATATTTCTTCGCACCAAATGATTGTTAATATCTCTCACTCTTTGGTTTGCCCTATTTAATTTTGATAATTGATCTGCCCTTTGTTTTTGCATTTTACCAAAACTTTGAGTATAAGTTTGCATTACTACGGATGTTGAAATACCATTTGCATCAACGCTAACGTTAATATCACTCATTAATGGGCCTCCAAAAACAAGGGAGCCTCCAAGGGTTAGCCCAGAAGGCCAAGTAGGATATGAAAAAGAACCCTTTTCAGACATGAGTTTTGCGCTTGTTCCAAACTCTGCTTTTAACTTTCCAGCCCTATCCATTAAAGTATAACCACCGTATGTCCAAGGTGTTAAATTTTCGTCGTGTAAATAATCTATTTTACCTCCTATTTGACCATACGCTTCGTATATGGAAGTCCAAGGTCCGTAATTTCTTTCTTGAGATTCTAATGGTATTGCAACCAAGTCAGGAATAATCGGAGAAGGTGATATAATACCAATTCTATTAGTAAGATCAAAAGTTAAGCCTTGATAGGCTTTCCTTACAGCTTGTTGGTGTGACTTTCTAAATGTTAAACCATATTCACCATCGGGATCGTCATCAAGATCATGAATTTGAGAAATAGCAGTCAATTCAGGAGCGCCAGCAGTTTGATTAAGTAGTCCCGGCATTCCTCGCACAACGTCTTTTTGTAAGTAGTGGTGAATATTTGCAGCATTCACTTGCATGTTCATGCCATCTCTAAAAGATGAATTTTTTTTAGGTACACATCGTTCTGGAAGTGTAATTAAAGCAAACACTCCATTCTCAAAAGTTCCTTGACCACCATCCCATAAACTATCTAAATTTATTGTAAAAATACTCTGATTCCCATTGCTTATGGCTTTTGGATAATATTTTCTAGAAATTACAGTTACAGTCTCCTTTTCTTCACAAGTCTCTGGGTCAAAAATTTTTCTTGTTGGTAATGATACATTATTATAACCGTATGAGTTTCCTGTTAACATTGTACTCCTCGTCCTCTGGGGTGGACCTTTATAAAACTGATCATCTAATTCAGCCTTCACGAAAGCCACCGCAGACTGGGGGATAAACTTTTTACCATTAAGTTCAACCTCGTCCGTAAAATCAACATCTTCATCTGCGCCAACGCTTATACCATCAGTAAGGTCTGGGACATAACCATGATGGACACTATCTAGGTATTGATAAGAAAAACTACCCTTTGGGAAATTAGACAGCGATATGTATTCAGCATTAGAAAATCTAACATAACATTTAGTTCTATTATCTGAACCTGATATAAATAATTTATCATAAGGTTCCAGCACAAAAGAACGTCTTTGTGTTAAAGTTGGTGCTCCGTAATAGCCATAGAAACCGCCAGCAGGAGAAGGGAGATAGTTATAAAAATCTTGCCCTGTTGCTTGATTAATGTTAACCGCCATAGCTCCTTCTGTGTTATCTGTTGGTGTTGTATACAAATCTTCAAGATATTCAAAAATCTTTCCAGACCTCGACACACCCGGAGAAGTATAACCCCCTATGTAACCACCCTTAACTGGAGGAAACCCAAACGGTCCTCGACCATTATATTTGTTGCCAGCATTTGCGGTCAAAGAATTGTTAGACCAATATCTATTAGCTCTTTGTGGTATTTGAACTAAATATTTTTTACCAAGACACTCATCTGCAATTTTCTTTAAGAAGTTATAAATAAGTTTAGCATTGGATAAACCTTTTTTACCAAGTTTTTTAGCTAAAGACGTGGCTAAAGCAGCATTGGCATTATTAATAATTGCCCTATCTAGAGCTGTGCGCGATTTTACATACTCAGAGTCTACACCTTTACTAGTATCTGGCTCTCCAGTTCCTGTCGAAGAAGTATCACCATTTTTAATCTCTTCGTTTATGATATTTTCTCCCTGCTCCATAACCTGAGCAGCCATAGCTGAGACGCCGACAGCGCCTGCTTGTGGTAAGCCTATGTTTAAAGCTCTATGCCAGTATAAAGGCCAGCCATATGGAGGGCTACAAGGGTTTATTGGCTCATCTTCATCCGTAAAGCCATCCTCCTTAGTGTGAGGAGGCCAGACACATCTAGGTACAGTTACATTGTAATTGGAGCTTAGATTAATATCCCTTTGATTGCCGCCAGCGGGCGTGTTGTAAGCATAAAACAAATCTGATATGTCACTATTTTCAATAGACTCCATAAAAACTGAGTTATACATTAGCAAAAATTCAGACCATTTTTCAAACGAAACAGAAGCTGCCCTCAGCTCTATTTCAGTTGTTACATAATACCTTCCAACACCATAAGCGTTCAAACTGCCTGCATCTAAAATGATTTGAGAATAAGACCCATAACCCCTTGGTATGGTCGGTGTATTAGGGCCAAGAAGTCCATAGTACGGAATAATAGAATGTGACTTGCATCTATAGTTATGCATTCCGTGTACTTCTCCAGTGTGTTCTGTTGGAAAATAGTAAACGGTATTTTCTTTACCTCCAGTAACAAACTTATCCGTAGGCTCATTTGTTAATTCATATCCAATTTCCACATTCGTTGTTTCAAGTTTTGTACCATCTGATTGATCTTGCAGTTGTAAGTCGTCTAGGTAGCTTTTAATCTTTCCGGGTTCTGATTGAATGTTTTTATTTACTACAATAGCTTTAATAACGCCAACGTTTATTTTGGAATAGTTTTCGGTGGCCGTACCATCAACTATTGGTAGTAAGGTAAAAAATAATTCATAATTTGCTGCATCACAAATCTCTTGACATAAATCTAAAAGGCTTAGATTATCATAATCTATCATATAAGTTTTTGGCAGTGTTGGTAATGCTGATAAGTCCAAAGCGTATTTTAATCCCCTGAAATAAACTGAACCTCCATACTTACTATACTCATCAACTAAAGACCCTGAGTAGTTCGCTGAATTTAAAAAGTTAAACGCTTGAACAACTCTATAATAAGGTATGCCAGATGAATTTCTTCTAGACATTCCCGTTCCAGTCATGGGCCACCCTCCAGCAAAATCACTAAGGCGTTTGTTGTATATTTCAAAATTCTCGACGCTGTGTGGGGCTTCATTTTTTAAAAAAACGTCCATGCCCACCCCGTCTTCATCTAATATACTTTTACTATTTCTTAAATGTCCTGATTCGGGGTCATTTATCTTTCGAATATTTATGTTTGAAGCGTTATGCTCTAGATAGCCATAAATATTCATCATGTTAGAATTTCCAAAAGTAGTTCCTGTATAATTATTAAGTATAAGCATATAATTTGATAAAATTTCTCTAGGATCAACAACATTAACGGTGTATCGCAAGCCATCTGTGCTAGTCGCTGATTGATGATAAGACTGTAAAATTCCACCAAAAGCAAAGTGATAATACCCTTTGTTTCCTGATTTGTATTTTCCAACATCTTCTTTTGGTGCAGTTTTCCATTCGGTTGGACCTCCACTGTAACTAGAAGCACGATCAGTTCCATAATAGTCATCAATGGTTCTTACAAAAGCTTCCGATACCTTGGCTCTTATTTTACCAAAACTAAAAAAAACAGGAGTTCCCACGGGAGGTGGTCTAAATCTATCTCCTTTACCATTGTGATAGACATCAACTCCTGCGTTTAGTCCATTCTCATCAGACTTAAAACTTCCATCTGTAACAAGATTTACAGTTAATTGCGAGGGAGAGTCACCAAAACCAGCGCTAACCGAAAAACCCTGTATGGTAGCGCCCAAAAAAGATTGTTGTTCAGCACCTCCTACGTTTGTGCCAACCCCTATATCCGCTATTGAATTAAATCCCATTTCAAATTACCCCCAAACAGATGATTTTTCAAGTGAAGTTTTGTATTCTGTGCCGTTAGTGAAGTCAACCCAAGTAGCTTCTGAATAAGGACTCCATATCGATATTTTTTGAAGAGATTTATATTTCCCACCAAAAGATATTCTTTGAATTGGTTCGTCATCGGTAACTGTGTAGGGTGTTCCTGCAAAATTTAACGGAATAGGATCAGAATAGTGACGAAAATCAGAAAAAATTAAACCCCCAAATCCATATGTCCCAAAATCTCTAGCGTTTGATAATGGATTTTTATTATCGTGACTGCTTGAAACTTTATAGTCTTCAACTGGAGTTATAGCATTTGGGTAATCATGATACTTTCCTTTCTCATTCCATTCAGCCGTTAAGGGGTGTTTAACAGTAGCAGAATAGCCACCATTAGTCCAATAAACGTTCGTACCATCGCTTGCCTCTTGTTCAGCAATCTGCCAATTAATACCACCAGCCTTTCCCGTTCCTTTAGGTGTCAACCACCAAGTAGGCCAACCTACGAATTTTAATCTACCAAAATGATTATTGGACCTCAGCTGCTTCTGCTTGTCAGCAAGAGCTTTGTTATCATAAACGCTTAAATCTAAAAAAGGGTCGTACCGAAAATTATACAAATTATGGTTTTTAATATAACTGTATGTATAATAGCTGCTATCTGGATGTAACATAAAATTTTCTACTTATCTAATTCGTAAATCCAAGTTATAGTACATGTGTAACGACAGTCAGATTGATTCCACGTTTCTACAGCAGGATCTTGAAACCAATTTTGAATACCATCTTCATTGGCTGGACTATAACTTGAAATACAAGAAGCTAATTGTTCTTTAAAGCCTTTTCTTATGCTTGGTTTACTCGCAAGCATATTCGTCCTGTTCGAATTTGGAAATGTAAGCGCTGTACTTACCACAGAGTTGTCAAAAACTAATTCTATAGACAGAGTTCTTTTGTATTCTGTTCTTCCATATAGATATTGTAGTATTGGCCCAGTGGGTCTTCCGAGAATTGGTATCGTTGTATAAGAATCTCCGGGAAGAGTGTCTTCCACATTGATGTTTTCTACAATTACTCCGGTAAAAAATTTATCAGGTTTATTGTCGAAAACAAGAGAATAGTTTACCTCTCCTGCCACATCGTTAGTTGTATAAGATATTGAGCGGGGAGCGCTATTTAAAAAATAGCCAGAATTAGCTTGTGCGCGTTGAAAAAATACACAATTTTGTCCATATGTTTTGTTGTTTGAAAGAGCGTGAAATGCACCCATAGCCCTGTCAATCATACCAGAAGGTTTCGCAGAATCTTCTTCAATGGGGGTACCGTCGAGAAAATCTGTATACAATCTTACTTGATTGGTCACGTCTAATAGTGAAAGACCTTTGATATTGCCTTGAACAGTAACACTAATATTAGGACTTTCGCCATCAGACTCGTATGAACAACTAAAAGTTTCTACTGTTTGTGCGTCGTGAGGCGCTATAATAAAATTATCAGTAACCGTATAACTTCCAGTATGAGCATCCATAGATTGTGAACGCACTATGTTGTATGTTTTCAGCTTCTCACTGCTTCGCTCTTTAGTCGATAGCCCGTATTCAAAAATTCCATCGTTAAGATAATACTCCATAGCTGCTGGAGGGTGGTTTACATCACCCCTATACATCTCGAAAAGACCCCTAGCAATTTGCCAGCCCAGCTTGTCAGTATCTGTTGGTGGCAACTTTTTGTAATTAGCCTTGCTAATGCTCTTAGCGCTTATGGTGGTACTATAACTACCCTTATAGTAAACCGAACCAATCTGTGGGCCGCTAGCTTCAGCATTTTCTTGATTATTCGTACCGTATCCAAACTCTCCAAACACTGGCTCTATGGAAAAAGATTCTTGATAATCTGTAAGAACACCAGAATCACCGGGGCTTGCGGTTTCGAGGTTCTTTTTACCTGAAACGCGTTTCAGGTAAGAGCTTAAATGTGGATTGTCGGCATCATCACATTTGTATCCCGAGTAAGACTTCATGACAATCTTATATTTAGCATAATTATGCCAAGTTCCGGGTTCAAAGTCAGTACTCTCTACGATTAAATTGCTAAAACTTGATTTAATTCTCCCTCCCGGATCGCAAATATCAAGTCTCAAGGCTCCATTTACATGGTTGTAAAACACCGCCTGAAGCTCAGCAACTCTATCAAAAGTCTGATCAGCTCTGCTAAGTGTAACATGATTGCCACATCCGTCCGTTTTTTCCTCTATCGCGCAGGCCCCCGATGGTAGTGCATACCCCTCTAGGTTGATCGTATATTCCGTATGTAGATAAGCAGCTTCATTTCTCTGAGAAGTACTAGAAATACCTATGAATGGAGCAGGTTCAAGTAACCCTTCTTTGTATTCATTATTCACATAAAGTCTTAATATATTATTTTTTGTAGCCATTATATTGAATATCCATAAAGGGCTATAGACTGAGGGTCCATAAAAACAATACCACTACATACAAAATTTATATCTTCATGTATATTATTCATATTAATTCCACTAGCATATAATTGCAAAATTCCAGAACTATCTAAATTGGATATGCTGTAAAGTCCTACATTATTATACACAATTCCCACGTCTGGAGCTTTGCTGGTAAGGTTGAGCGCGCCAGACGAAGAAAATGGTTTACCTTCAGAGTATAAATTGATTCTTTCTGTATTTTTTACACCAAATTCGTAAGCCCCACGAATCTGCTTAATAAACGGTCTGTGATTTACATATCCTCTGTCAACCATGTCCTGACCAGAGGCTTCAATAAATATTTCTCCCTGCTCATTGGCAAAAACTCTACCCTCGAAAGAATGTTTATCATCTGGGATATTTCCATTTTTAAAGTTAAATTCAATATATTCACTTTTGTCTTTATAGTTTCCAAAAACTTTTCCAGCTAGATATGTATCTGGATGAGAAAAGGCCGGTCTTAATTTTCTCAACATTGCATCATTGGTATAAACAGATCCAGCTTTTTGCATAGTATCAGTGGTATAATTTTTAGAACCTATAGCTAGTATGTAATCTGCGTCAGATCTGTTTGATCTAAACATGCTTATGGCTTGTCCAAAGTAAGCATTACCTGAGCTAAAGGTAACTTGCTCTGGAGTTAGTTTCTGTATGGGTGTCCAGTCTTTACTCTTAGATCCCCAGTCATTAATTTTATTTTCATAGGTAAACACAGCTCCATTATTTATTATAGTTTCACCGCTATTCGGGTAGTTATTTCTATTGGATTGAATTGCTAAATCATATTGGTTTCGAGTAGTAATATTAAATTGCTCATTAAATTCTTTATTAACAAATTGTCCAGAATTTTCTTGGAATAAAACTTCAAAATTATGACCGGGAGCTGATATCGCCATTAAATCAGCGTCTAGTGTAATATTGTAACCAAACATATCTGAAACAAAAGCATTGTTTTGTAAAAACTCATCAGTATATAAGTGATTACCAAAAATTCCAGATGCTTCGTTCGCGGTTAAATTAGAAAATCCAACTCCGATTTCTTGTGGTCTAATTTTTTTGACTGTTTGCCAAGGTAATCCAGACGTTTCTTTTGAAGAACCTTGAATTGATCCAACACCACTGCCAACGTTTCCAACTTTTTCAATTTGATAAACAGCTCCAGCTCCGCCGTTGTAACCAATCTCAACGCCATGCATGTATCCACTGTCTAAAATTTCATCCCAAGAAAGAATAGTCTCAGAGCTATAGGGAGTAAATGGAGATCCAGCATAAATCTTATCATTATGTATGCATACTTTATAACCAAACAAATCTCCGGGATATCCAGAATTAAACACATCCAAGTCAAGGTGATCAAAACCAGTAGCTCTCATTATTGGTGGAATTCTTTCCGACAAGCCCGCATCCACGTAGGTCTGGCCTTGATAAACATCTTGTATTTTTGAAGTAGAAGACCAATAAGCTTGATATTGTAAAAATTCGTCAGTGTACCACTTTTGTTCATATTCTTGTTGGGTATATCCTAAATATGTATAAGGAAAAACCGAAAACCAGTAGCTTGGTGGCAATCTTGGAGGTTCTGGAAGCTGCCTAAAAGTTCCGGGATCATCAGCTGCTAATAAACCAATCATAAGGTCAAAAGGTATCGCAGCTTGATCTTGACCCAAAGGAATGTTAATGTTTTTCTTACCCTCGTCATCAGCATAAGAACTAACAGGAAATCCAGAACTTGGATATGAACCAAATCTAGCATTTAATCCAGAGTTTTGAGGAAATGCGTTTACTAGCCTACTTGGACTAGATCTTTCGGGAGAAATTAATTTGTAAGCATTTGGGTAGAAAGTGCTTTGCTGAACACCATAGTATTCGTCCTGAAAAAACTCATTCGTAGTTGGATATAAAGAAGCTAAAAAGCTAGCTAAATCTGTAACAGTATTTCCTTCTTGTGTTAAAATGTTTGGACCCTGAATTAAACTTGCATCACTAATAACAGTAACCCTAGATCTATTATGTCCAGAATAAAAACCTGCTTGATCATAAAACTGTTGTGCGACCACCACTGGTCCGTCAGCAATATCTAAATCAGAACCTTCGGACCCATAGCCAATTGGAGGTTCAGCTGAACATATTTCAGAATTATTCTCTGCACAGTATTTAGAACTGTTTGTACTAATTTGCCTGTCCACATCTTGATAATAAGAGTATCCCGGTGTAGCAGGAGTTTCAACTACTCTTACATCATAAACTGGATATGTAGGAGAAACCGTAGTTTCTACAGGAACTCTAACACCAGAAACTGCAACAAGCCTCGTAGTTCTTACTTGTTCTGGATTTGGAACCAAATCACGTTCTGGCCAATATTTATAGCCAGTAAAGTACAGGTTTATTTGGGTTCCACTCGCCGCTTGAAAATCTAAAGTGTAGGTCTTCAAGGAAGAAGACTTTTGAAGGGTAATATTAGCTCCAGCGGATATATTAGAATTGTAAATATTACCAAGATCGTCTCCGTCTTGTATTTGAACTAATGTTCCTTTAGCATTACTAATTGGTAGCGCTTGACCTTCTTGATCAGAATTTATGGAAGACTGAGCATTTTCTATATAAACTTTAATGTTTTGGTTTTCCTGTTCTGTTAGTGAGATAACATCAAAGTACATTCTAAATAGATATAAATCATCTTCAGCCTGCCTACCAAGATCGTGAGAAAGTTCTTCTGAATGGTCTGGAACGTCAAATGTTACTTTGGTAATACCAGTGTTTAATTTTGGTTTTCCTAAAGAAACAGTTTGTATATCAGAAACTGTTTCTTCAAGTCTAAGCAATATTGAGCTGTTATTTTTTTGTATTGGTATAATGTTATGATCTAATGTTGTTCCTAAGCCATACCTAGTAAACGGTGGGGCATTAGTAGTAAATTTAGCATAGTCACCCTCTAGGCGCGGTATTCCTTCTTGAGCATATTCAGATACAATATACAATTCTGAATATTTACCCACAGCATTGCTATTATAGTCTTCTTTAAAAGCGTATCTGTTTTTTCCGACCAAGAAATTTGGACGCATAGTAACGCCTAATTTTTCGCAAATATTTCTAGCGACATTTGCTGCCCTTATCATATAAGGTGTAAGCTCTAAACTTTCTTCTGGTTTATTTGGTTCCTGACCATATGTAATAACAACCTTTTTATTTCCAAGGCTTAAAAAGTCTTTTAGCTTAGAAATATCTTCATCAGAAGGCATCTGATCAGTGTTAGCAATCCAAACAACATTATACTCTAAGTGCTCTAAGGATATATCGTCAATGTCAACGTTTAGATCTCGCATGTCTACCCCGAGACCATACATTTGGAAAGCTATATCGCTTTTGAAGTAACCATCAGTATAACTAGATCTATTTGTAAAGCTTCCCAACTGAGCGACTTTACAATAAAAACCTTGAGAGTTTATACTATTACGATACGTTAACAAGTTTTTATAAAATACTAGATTAGCATCATTCTGCGATGAAAGCAATATATCTTTTCTTTCAGTAAAAGTTGTAGCCATTAATACAACATGAGAATTATCAACCTCATGAGGAAGGTATGGTTCCTCATTTACAACATTGAAATACCCCGCATTAATATCTTGTTCTACTTCTCTTAGTGGAGTTGTTGCTTTCGCTTGCATTATTGAATCAATAAAACCATCGGAGGAAGCAGTTTGTGGAGGATCAAAGAAAAGACTTTCGCTGGTAATTTGGTTAATATTATTTTCAATTGATGTATAATTACTTTCATTTGCAGTCCAAGAAAAAGAAACTCCCGAGTAAGGAACTCTTCCAAACTTATGTTGATATCCATCTTTATAAGAAGAAATATAACGCTGAAGAAATTGAGAGGCAGGAATTTCTGGAACGTCAAATTTAAGATTAACATTTTCATAAGCTGCTAGCATTGGAACTGGAGCATGTGAATCTCTGAGGTTTTCTTCTTTTGATAAAATTACATCTCCCGGACCAACACAGCCCCAATCCGCCGTAATATGATCCCCATAAGCAAAAGGTAAATTCCTCTTATAGTTTAACCAAACAGGGGAGCCACCCAAGTTAATAAAGGCACATTGGTCTTGATACTCCGCTCTTAAATCGCCCTCATGTTTAATTGGTAGATGACACTTATCATGCATCTCTCTATAAATCTTTTTTCTTGGCGGTTCAGAACCATCTGAGACAGCATCAATTTTTTCTAATATTACAAATGGATCATTGTAATTTTCTGTTAACTCTCCATTGCTAGTAAGCTTTGTCCCAAACGGAAGAGTACAATTATATAAATCTAATTTATCTTTATTGTAATGCCTAATATCTCCCACACCATAAGACTTTAACTTACTACCCGCATACCCAAGAATGCTGCTAGACTTAGCTGGCTTAAAAGACTGTTGAACATTTAATTCTATATTTGTATCCGTGAGTAAAGCTTCTCTTTCATTCCGAGCAGGATAAATTCTCATATTGATATCTAGTTTTTCTAGCAACTCATTAATAATAGCTGTTGATTTTTGAAACGCGCCATTTTTTTCGTATCTTGGATCATCGCCAACAAGAACTAAATGTCTGTCACCTTTTGCCAACCAATTTTTAATATTTTGCACAACTTCGTCACTAGAAGCATCAATCGATGGAGTTATAATGAAAGCCATTCCGGCGTCTTCTGGAATATCAACGTCTTCTGAGAAACTAGTTCTAGAATAATCTAAATGCTTGCTTTCAAACATTTGTTTTATATTATCATGGTATAAGTACTTATGCTCTTCAGTAGCAAGATCTTCATGTAAATTTCCATACTTATAAAATTCAACAACCTTGTTAGTGTGGGGGTAATACTTTCTGCTCTCTAAGACTCTAACACATCCTGCGTTGACATAATTTTGCCATTGCCAATCTTGAGTTTGTCCACCATCATGCCTAAACCAAGTAATGGTATTATCTCTCTCTCCAAGACTGTCGGTTGGACAACCAATTGCAACTAAAGTTCCATCATCGTTTGTATCAACGCTATAACCAATGCGAGAAGTTGGTATGTACTTAGAATAAAATTCACTCCATACACCACCCATGTCTTTGTGAATATCAGAGTAAGTAAGATCTTTTATTTTTTTGTATGGGGATATATCATAAGATTTATAAAAAGATAACTTTAAACTCTCTGACATTCTATTAAACAGAGACTCTGTTAAAGCAAAGTCATTAACGATATCCTTTTGCTCAAGGTAATCTTCATATAAATTAAAGGATTCTCCAAAGGTTTGATTTTGAACTTCTTTGTTGTATTCAGCATTTAAGAAAGCTGGTATTCTTTGATGTATTTTGGTTTGCAATTCTTTTTCGTGTGAATTATTTTTTTCAAAAATTTGAACAGCGTTTTCTGAGTAAGGAGAACCAATTACGATTATATTTCCGTTTTTACTAATTGCAACATCGTGTCCAAATCTATCAGAAGCATTATCTGTGTATGTTGCGGGAGATCTTATTTCCTGCTTTAGCTCAAACAAAGAATCTTGGTTTTCTTTCTCAAAAATGTAAACAGCACCACCACTCGGAGGAGGGTTATTAAACTCTTGAGCATTAACATTAAATGTACCAAGATTATTAGCTATTAAATTTGTTTTATTATTTTCAATAATTTTATTAATATCTGTAATATCTTTAAGACATTCAATGGATTGGTCAACCCAGTCTGCTTCTCTTTGTCTAACTGTAACCTGAGTGTATCCTTCGGACGGGTTGCCATATTGATCACTTAAACCATTATTGTACGAATAAGAATTGTAATAATCTATGAACTTGTTTACAGCGCCCTTGAATCCGTTGGTATAATAACCAACAACATCAGTTCCCAAGGAGGCAGAGTCATCTATAAATATACCAAGTAAAGGAGGAATTCCACTATGTAACGCTCCGGGGGTTATTGGGAACGTTTCGTGGAAAATATTTTTCATTTCTTGCAGAATCACAGCGTCTGCATCAATCCATTCTTGACTGGTGGTACTCCTTTCCCAGTGTCTTGTAGTAACGTGTTTAGATACAAAATCTGGCTTCGGAGTAGCAAATTCATCTGATGGCTGAAAAGATATATTTGAACCAAGATGTGGTTCTAAAATCATAATCTTAATATCAAATTCAACTGGCGGATCAGAAAAGTATCGATATAATAAATCTCTATTTTTTAATTCTTCTAATATATTTTGCCAAGGTTTTGCGTTGGATTGTAGTTCATTATTAAAAACAATTAAACCAATAGAAACTGGGGTAGCTGCTATGGGAGCAAACGTCCTTGTCCACTCGCATCCGGGTCCACCAGCTACTATAATTTCTTTATCCCCGACTTTAGTTGCATCTAAGGAATATCCAAGCTCTCGTCCCTCTCCAGAATTAAACCAACTTCTAACAGATCCAGTAAATGGCAGGAATTCTCCAGTATCATCAGTAAAGCTAGCGACAGTATTGGTAAAGTAATCCCTCCTCCAACCTGTGGGTAAAACAATTTCTTGCTCAACAGACCATTGAGCTTGGTCATCTTGATTCGACCAATCATGTCCAGATGGAGCTGGGTTTCTTCTGTAAACATATATTTTTCCATGACTATTTACAGTGCGAGAAGCTGTATCAGAATTTAATAAGTCATCCACACCAACAGTGCTATCTGCGTGTGGAACACCAACAGCAAGTAAATCTCCTACAACTTTGACAGATTTTCCAAAATTGTTATTAGAATCACGATTGCTTAAACTTTCTAAAATCTGAAGTCCTGAATAATTTACTTCAGGGCTTAACACGCCGGATGGAGTTTCTGATTTTCCATAGTTCCATTCTGACACTTCTCTAGGAACCTCTAAAACTTCACCGCCTCCACTTTGTCCAGTAATCTTAATCGTGTAGGGAGCGTTTGGTATCAAGCTTGTGAATTTTCTTATGCCATAATATTGCTTATCGTATGGTTGATTTGTCCCAAAAGCATTTACATCTGGGTTACTATAAACTCTATATGGTCTTATAACGCCGCCATCTACGCATTCTGGCGAATACCATAGTGTATCATGGGTAACAATGTCTGTTTCTGTGCAAGGTATTCCAGCAAGAGAATCACAGTCTCCGTAACACATCGTGTTTACGCCCCGTATTTCATCATTTGCTGGAATTGATGCATATTGATTATCATCTACATAAATTTCAAAACCAAAGTTCTTCCCATTCCATAAAAATGATTCTAATTCATTTTCTTCTTTTACTATTCTGGCTTCGTGGTGAGTATACATGTTAACACTATCGAATATTGTGTCTTCCACCTTACGAACAACAGTATATAAATTTATAGAATCTTGAAAATTAATTGAAGCAAATTGAGGAGTAGCAATAGAGATATTGAAAGTTTCTGATATACTAATTGGAAAACTTGTAGCTCCTAATCCACCTAGTATAAAGCTATGCATAGTTTCGTTAATATTAGAAGCAAATTCTCCCTTGGTGTTAACTCCCAAATTATAAACGTTTAGACTTTCGCTCAGGTGGTCAGCGTTTGCGTAAAAGGCGTCAGAATATAAGCAGAACGGTTTGTTTAAATTGTTTTCATTTGCGTAACCGCCTAAGCTACTGATATTTAGTAATCCACTGTGGGTCTCACTACCCACACTGTAACAATTAAGAATATCTGAATCATACGTATATCCAGAAGCATAAAGGTTTATTCCGCTCGTATAAATATTAGAGTATATATTTCCGCTTGTGTAAAAACCGAGCGATAGATCATTAAGAGTAATAGAATCACCCAGAACAACGCCATAGTTCGAAGATCCAAAACCTTGTGCAGCAATAACACCTCTTACCGAACCTTCGGCCCAAGATAAATTTAAAGATGAGTCTCTGTATGGTTCGCCGCTAGTGTAAACATTTAATCGCTCATTTTCATTATCTTTGTTAAGAAGTATATTATCAAGACTAATATCTAAAGAATGAATTATAATTTTTGATTCTTCGTAAGTACCAGAAGGGTAAGCTAAATCATACTGCACAAACATTTCATCAACGTCTCTAGAGAAATAATTCTCTGTAAATTCTTTTTTGCTAATAGTTTTATCGAAGTAAGACCAAGGCTCACTACTGGTGTCATTATAGTTTTCTAAGGTGAATTTACTTCTTAGCTTCAACCAGCAATCCTCTGGAGTAACGTAGTGAACATCTCTACTTACTAAGCCATAGTTTTTAGTCGGAGTATATTCGCTTTCTCTACTTGGTGTATAAAGACTAACAATAATTTTAACTCCACGCCGACCATCTGGCCAAACAATATCTTGGTCACAGCTGTGCTGCATTATCGTATTGACTAGAAGTGAATCTTCTGCAAACAAGTAACTTCTTGGAAAGTTTTTAGAAATTCTTGGAGCAACTGCGTGAAATCTATCTTCTCTACCAGAAAGCTGAACTCTCAGCATGTCGTTTTCAATTTGTGTATGGTATGCTAATCCCGAAGCTTTGGTTGAATCTGGTAGGCTCAGGTCTGTTAGGTTGTCATATGTTTGTCCATGATTATAAAAATTATGATATATAAAGTCTTTCCCAATACGAAGGCTCATAACGTTAAAGTCTGGAGAAAAAGAGCAATACTTAAATGATCCCAATTTCCAATCATCAGTTTTTTCGTCAACATAGTTCCATAAATTGTCAGATCCTCTCCAGAAGTCAATTGCTTGAGACGCAAAAAAGTCTGCTACACTTTCTTCTTGTATAGATCTATTGCCTACGCCTTCAACCAAATTAGTAGAACCACTAGCATTTACGTGTGAAATTCCAATTTCATGAATGAACGCATTTATACCAACCCCTGAACCAGAAGAATACCCAAATGACAAGCTACTATTTCCACTATGCATAATAAACGAAGACGATTCACCTCTCAAAACAGGAATGCCAGAAGAAATTTCGTTATAAGCATATAGTCTTAGTTTATTATCATGATTTTGATTGTATGTAACTAAGGTAGAAAGAGGATATTGATAAGAAGTATAAGGGATAGAATCAACGACTTTTACAACAGAAGAATCTTCAGATCTTGCATATACGCACAGGTATTCGTTTTCATAACCAAGGGCATACTCTAGATTTTGCCCACTGTCCCATTTACCAAAAATAACTCCGTCATTCCAACCATTGTATCCAACCCCGCTAATACTTGAGTCAGGAGAAAACCTTGTGTAAACAGAAAAACCGCTAGAGGTTGGAGTATTTCCAAAGTCTAAGTAACCATTAACACCAGAAACACGCAGAGCGTTATCATAAGCGTCAAGTATTTTTCCTTCTAGTTCATGGCCACTTCCGCACCAGTCAATAGTTTTGTAATTTCTAACATTGGCATTAAACAAGCTGTCAGAATTAAATCTTAAACCAATATTTCTTATTAAGCTAGACTGTAAATCTGAATTAAAGACTCCAGAGGTTGAACCGTAATTATTAGAATCTATAACATAACTTCCAACTGTTTTATTAAAATCAAAATAACCAAGAAGAAATGGTTGATCTAATACACTTCTCTCAAAAGAGAAGTCAAAAGATACTGGATCGAAAGCAGAACTATCAACGTTTCCGGTATTGCCACGCCATCTTCTTGAGTAATTAGTTTTAAGAGTATCTTCTATATGTGTATATCCGTGCGGTATGTTTTCAATTAAAGATAGAGGTTCAGAATTAGAATTTGTTATAACATCAGTGCCTCTCTTTGCGTCTGGATATAACCTTCCTTCTCTGCTATAAAATTCTCTAGAAAGATATCCAGCAGTACTTAATGGCAATGCTCCAGCTGGTTTGTATTTAATTATCAGATCAGCTCTTTGGATAGAAGCACCGCTAGGTATGGGATAAATATCTAAGTATAACTGCTCGAAATAACTACTCATAGAGTAATCTTTTGACCGACCCAATTCTACTGAATCATTATATATCTTAAGAGGAATGTCATATGTTTCGAAAGAAGTACTATTAACAACTGGAGAAGTAGAAACCATATAATGGTCGCCAGCTGCATGTTTTATTATTTTTTCTTGAAAATATGCATATTTATCTGATATAGAATTTGTAGAAATTCCTAAATCATCTGTAGGTAGAAAGCCAGAATGTAAAGGAACTGCGCCGGAACCAATTTGTTCATTTTGTAAAAATCCACCAACCTGAGAAGTTATCGCCAAAACCCCATCGTCACTATACCCAACTACATCAATCGGGTAATCGTCAGTGCCAGAAGCTTTCTTCGCAGAAATTCTTAGCTTAATTTCTTCTATAACATAAAAAGAATCATCAGCAGGAACTATTTCTATTTTTGCGGTTCCAAAATCCGATCCGCCATACTTTTGGCCAAACAAGAAGGCTCCACCCGTAGGTTGTTTAATAGATTTTGGCTTGCTGTGTTTATAAACAAGCTGTAGTTTACCAGAGGAAGCTATTGGATTAATATCTTCTAGAGTTATCCAGCCGTCAACAAAACGATTCACAAGTCTATCTACCAAAACTCCAGCGTGTTCATCTGAAGTGTTATCAAATCTAAGTCCGTCAGCGTCGGCAGAAGAGACCCAAGTATTAACTATTCCAGTGGGATAAATGTTGTTTGTATAACTAGTTGTTAGAACCTTAGTTGGGGATAAAATTCTTTCTAATCTTTGACCCGTTGGTTGTGGTGTTATGTGTAAATTTAAAACGGTATCGTGTATTATTCCACTACTCAATCCGGCATTAACAATTTCTAGAGCAGAGAATCTTATAGAATTATTTGGATTTAATCGATATCCTTGAGTTCGTGTTGAGAGAGGAGTACTTGATATTCCAAGATGATTATTTACTGAGTTTGCAGGAAAATAGTGAGAAGACAAGTCTAAACCCAATCGACTAATATCACACCCTTCTTCAAAGCCTTCATTAAATCCATCATCAAATGGTTCAAATTTACAATTTGATTTTACATCAAAAGATAATGTATATCCACTTGGTTCTCCTAAAATTGGATAATCTATTCTGCTAACACCAGTACCAGCATAAAACTCTGATGGCTCAGTAACAATAGTAAACCAATCTTTATCTATATTTGAAATAGAGGATTTGTAATAATCTGATTCGCCCCCAACAGTAACATCTTTATATTTAGCTATTTTATTTCCAGAAGGATCTAGGAATAATATGTTATATATATCATAGCTTGGTGGTCGATCTGTCTCGTTTGTGAATAGAGGAGTTGTCGCTCTAATAAATAAGAGGCTTTCTGTGGGAGTAATATTTGGAGTTGTTACAACACATCTATAACTAGATACGTTATCGGTACTGATAGAGGAAGGGGTAATATAAGTATTAGAATCATCTGACATTAAGTAGCCAGTGCCTTGATTTTGCATTACACTTCCAGTAAAAACTCCCTCATTTATACTACTATATATTCCGCTTGAGTTTTGAATTTTATCAACAAAAGTAACGTCGCTAGTAACGGGCTCGTCTAATTCTGGATACAAACGCTGTAGATAGGGATTGCTAAAGTCAAAAGTATTTAGCTTTGCAACATGCCCTTTTATTTTCTCAAAGAATTTTGATGAAAAGTTTGAAGAAGACTTAAACTTTGAATTTAAATTAATTAAAGGAATGCCTAAACTAGACTTGAAATTAAACGAAGTTTTAAATCTAGCTATCGGCCTATGATTAAACTGAGGTGAATTTATATAAGTATATGTATGATTATTCGAAGAAGCTGGTTCGTAAACTGAATCGGGAATTGCGTCCCATCCTCCCTTTTTAATTTCTACAGATGTAATATCAATTAATTGAGATGGTAAAGATCTGGGCGGCTTTGGAATAAATTCTTTAACATAATCAAAAGAAATATCAAAAACGCCTCTCATAATCTTTGGCAAAATTGGTCCAGAAGACAAGCTTTCTGCGCCAAAATTAGATGAACCAAAATTATTTGAAGAAAAAGATCCTGAAGAACCTCCACCTCTGGCGTACCCAATTATCTGCAATGAAGCAAAAGATTTAAACTTGGAAGTAACGGTTGGTTTTGCTTTTAGTTTTACTTTTTTAATTATATGATTTCTGAGTTTTGTCTCAGATTTTATTCTAACTTTCAAAGAATCATTATTAGAACATCTACTTGACATTTGATTTATCCTAACTGACCTTCAGAAGAAATGTGATTACCGTTTGGTCCATGTTTGATATTTGAAATTTTTGTAGCAACTTTATTCATAATATCACTTCTAATTCTTTCTTCAATCTGTTGCAAAAATTCTCCTCCGGTAATATTTACATTTACATTAGTTGGAGCTAATTTAATATTTATACTTAGTCCTTCTAGCTTATTTACAGTCTCTGAGAATGTCTGGTTAAACGAACTAAAAGTACTAGATAGGCCATCTAACGCAGACAAGTCTAAAGAAGGCATATTATTTAAACTTTGAGAAAACGCTTGCATAGTATTATTTACTTGAGTTAAAGACTGTGTTAAGGTAGAAAATCCTCCCCCTAACGGAGATAAAGCTGTAGTTAAGTTACTTAGGGAGCTTGTTAACTCTGGTAAACCAGCCAAAGCAGATTGCGATTCAACGCCAGAATCTACAGTGGGCGCAGATGAGGTTTCCATCAAACCAAGCCCTCTAGCTGCTAAACCCGCTGGGGAGCTTTGCAGAGCTTTGCCCATCACACCACCCATAGCGCCTCCCTGACTCATCATATTACCCATTACGCCCATTGGAGAGTATTCAAAAGCTTTATTCGCCAGATCACCTACGCCACCTATCCCAAGAAATGAATCGCTGCCCGTTGTTTGCTTTTTTGCTACAGACGATGCTACAGCCAAACTAGCAGACATATCAGGAAAGTTAACAACAAATACTTTTTGAATGTCTGTACTATCTGCTTCAGCTTGAGCTTGTGTTGAAGGGGGAGGTGTACCACCAGAAGTGTCTGCTTCAGAGGTAGACGGAGGAACCGCAGGGGGAGCGTCTGATTCTTGCTGTTTTGGCGGTTTTGATTCAGACTCAGCCTCTCTTGATTTAGCCTCAGCCTTATCAGTTTTTTCTTCTGGCGGTTTTGATTCATCAACTCTTTGTTCAGCACGTTTAGTAGCTTCTTCAGCTTCTTTCTCAACATTTGATTCCAAAATCCTTGTAGCCGCCAACATATTCTCAGTAGATGTTTGTAAATTCCCAGTGCTTTGCGGTAAAGTTGATGCTAAATCCCTAGCTGCTTCTTTTGCTGCTTCAGCTGCATCTGTCGTCCCCGTCGCCGCCTTTGCTAAGTCAGTAACTATAGAACCACTTAATCCAGCATTAGTAAGTCCCATGCCAACGGCGCTTTGTCTAACAGCGCCTATATCCTGACCCATAAAACTAGTAACACCAGCTTTTTGCATTTCTTCTAGTTGTTTATTAGCCCTTCCAAAATCGCTTACTCCAAATTGAGCAGCAAGAGTTGGATCGCCTATAGCAGCTGCGGTAGCCGCTCCCTTTCCAGCCATTTCATCAAGAAAAGCCTCAACATCATTTCCAAGCAATGCTTCTGTAGCTTTTTTCTCAGCGGCGGTTTTAGCATTGATGATTTTAATCTCTTCTCTTCTAGCATCTATTAATTTCTTAGTCTCACTATAAGTTTCTTCAGCAGCTTTCTTTAATCTATCTTCTCTCTGTTGGAATTCTGGAGAACTAGTTTGTGCTTGTGCTTGTTCTAAGCTTAATCCAGTTGCCCGCTGCGCTCCAGCATCTCCAGCTGCGGCTGCTCTGACAAGCCCTTGGCTTTGCATTTGTGTCTGTATTTCAGTATTTCTTCTTCTGATTTCATCCGCGCTTCCAGCACTCACTTGTGTTAAACCAAGCTGTTGACCCGTAACGTTCAACCTGTCAACAGCCGCTTGTCCTTGCATTTCTGGAGTTACAGCTGCACCACCAAACTCTTGCATTATTTGAGCAGCCTCAAGAGTAACATCTATTTGACGTTTAGTAGCAGCCGCAAATTCATTTTCAAGAGAAAGTCTCTTACTAATAACGGCGTTAAGTTGGTTTTGCATGTCAGCTGCGGCTTTAAGTGCTGGCATGACTTGCGATAATGTTGTATCTCCAAGGTCTTTTAATACCTTGTCTAAAACGCTCATATCACCAGCAAGAATCTTGTCCATATCTCCTTGGGAAATATCAGCACCAGCCAAAGCGTCTTTTATTCTTTTCTTAACGCCATCTCCCACTCCATCCATTTGACCAACTATTGCGTCAGCCAAAGCGCCCCTTCTACCTTCAGCGGTTGGGGCGCTAGACGCACCACGTTCAAATTCTTTGCGTAAATTTTCTTTAGCTTGATTGCTAGCGTTAACAAAGAATTTTTGAGCAGTATTAATAGCGTTTAAGTTTTCTTTGAATTTAGTAGCATCTCCTCCAAACCTTTCAATTTGTGCAGCGGCACTATCAACCGCACTAGAGAAAGCTTCGTCGCTTATGCCTTGAGCAGCATTAGTAATACCGGCCTCTAGTGTGGCAATAGATCGTTCAATCGCATTGCTACTTCCATCAAA